GACACTGAAAAAGAAACCAAACTACAAAAAGGAAACTCTTTCAGACAAAAACCAACAGGTTTATATGATAAAATCACTGCAAGAGAACTGATACTTGCACTTGTAATGAAAGAAGGAGTAAACATAGACATCTATATGGATGAAAACGGAGTATTACACTTCCAAAGGTACGAAAAAGACACATGGATGAAAGAACGATGGTACTTCGTAGACCATGAAATCTATGATGCTCACCTAACATTTGACATAACAGATCTTATTACACAGGTAGCAGTTAAACACGTAGATGCACTTGATGGTAATGCAACACTTTATACGAGTGAAAAACAGTTAGGTGTTAAGATAGCTGCTTTCTTCGGTGTTATGGGTACTGTTATTGATAACCCCGTAAAAAGTAGTGGTGGAAATACTACTGCTGTTGCAAGTGGTGATGGTATCACATTTAGTGGTAAGCCAAGTGCTGGTAAGTGCTGTGCAAGAAACAATGGAGGAGTAATGCCTCCATACAAGACTGTTACACGTACTTACAAGAATTATTGTCCGATGTGTAAAGCAACCAATTGTCTTGCCGATACTCCGAAAAATCCTTCAAGGAGTAGAGTGGCAGAGGGTGAAATTAGTTGTACAAAATGTGGTGCTGATTACTGTATTTGTTGTGGTGCTGAAAAAGATGGTTCATGTCGTAGTAATCTTATTAAAGCAGGGGGAGGAACTACTGTATCAAGTACCTCTACTTCATCTTCTTCTTCAAGTAGTGCAAGTACGGGTGGAAGTATAAGTAACACAAACGGTACAACAGATACAACATCAACAGATGCTTCACTCACAGATGGAAGTGCTGCTGCCGTTGAAGATTATGCTAAAAACAAGATAGCGGCAAGAATAGCATTCAGTGAAAGTATAAGAAAATGGTATACATTTACTATCAAACTTCCTGGTGAATATAGGCACTTGCATACTAATAGTTTTTGTATGTTTATGATGAGTGAAACTTTTATGCTTGAAAATTTACCAGTAATTGGTAAAAAATTAAATGGTAAGTTTACTCGTTATGCAGGTTATGAGAAGAACCGTTATTACATTGAAAAGGTAGTTACTACATGTGATGAGAATGTTGGTTTACAAACCGAGTTAACACTTAATCCATTCGCAAGTGATTATAGTACATTCACTAAAACACAGGTACAAGCAGAAGAAGCTTTACAAAGTGCTTTAGGTGGAGGTGGTAGTGGTGGTGCGATCAGTGGTGACCTTGTAGGTATTGGTAAAGCTTTAGCTGCTAAATATCACTTTTGTAGTGGTGCGGCTCAAACTTATGCTGGAATGAAAAAGAATGGGTGTGGGTCTTGTTTCAGTTGGAGTGAAGCTTTATTCACTGAATTGAAAAAAGCAGGGTATAAAGTAAGAGTAATACAATATGATTCAGGAATTGCAAGTAACCATCGTAGTGTTCAATACATGAATAATGGTCAGTGGGTTGATTACCCTTATCGTGAAGCAGGTATAGATAGTGGTGCAAGAGCTACAAGAAATAAACCAGGTATGTTTGTTTACAAAGATTGGAATGATAGTTATTAATGTGGTGATATTATGATTAGTCCTTATCTTGATAAAGAAGTTGTTATTGCACAGTTACGACATGAAATTCCAACTGATTTTAATGTTGATTATGATGTTATGCTTAGCACTGGTAAAGAAATTGATGGTTATATCGCTTATTTTTATCCTAAAGAGCCAATGTGGATACTAACAAATCGTTTACTAGGTATTGTTGAAGGAATAGTGTTTAGTGAAGATTTGGAGTATGGTTATTCACATGGATTAGTAACGGAGTAAATTATTATGAATATTAATACAATTAGTGGAATTGACATTGACCGCCGATGGCTTCTTCATGGTAATGATTTACTGCTTGTTGATGGCTATGATAACTTGTTTCAAGCTATTCGTAATAGGTTATCATGTAAGCTTGATGATATGGCTTATTTTTATGATGGTTATGGTAGTCGGTTACGAAGTTTTCTAGGTCAACCCTTGCAACCCTCTGTTTTACAGGGTATTGCTAATGAGGTTGTACGGTGTCTTAGTAATGAGCCTCGTTTAAGTGAGTGTAAGTGTGATGTGGCTCGTAGTGGTCAAAACAATGTTTTGTTAAAAGTTACTGGTATTATTGATGAAGATGATGATTTTGAGTTTAACTTTTTGTTAGATCCTTACACGCAGAGTATTAGTAATGTGGGTTGGAATCAAACCCAACTAGAATTACATATAGGGTTATGGGATTGTCAACATCAAGACAATGTCCTTAATTTACGTAGGGGAGAATCCATTCTTATTCAATGTCGTGTTTTAAATCAGTATGGTAACCCAGTTCCTATAGGTGTTGTTGACTATTTTATTGGTGGTGTACATCGTAGTGTTGAAGTAGAAAATGGTAGGGCAGATTTGTTATTTGATTTCCCTGAATATTGGAATACTGGTGAATACACTATCGAGGCACATTATCGTGGTATTGGCAAGTTTTCACCTGCTACTGACACATTAACAATCACACTCAATGAGCAATGGGAAACTATCACCAAGTTTAGACATGAAAATAATTATGGTATTCCATGGCAAGAGGTTATGTTTCCTGTTTCCGTTCGTGATGTGGTGAATGGTAAAGTAAGGAGTGGTGAAGTACATTACTTCCTTAATTGGACTGAAAGACTTAGAACACGATTAAATGCAAGTAACATGTACACTACCACTCCCACAAAGGGCAAAGCAGTGTGGAGTAAAGCTATTGTCTATGATGAGTGGGACAATTATGCACAATGTGGATGTATAAATTTCTACATTGACAATCTAGATGGAATGCTAAAAGCCACAAAAACAATCCTAGAAAACGGATTTATCCTAGATGGAACTAACCACACATACTTACATAGTTTCACATATGATGAAGATTACAACAGAGTTTGTGGTGGAAAAGTAAATTTCAGTTATCGTGAAATGCCACAAATCCTAGACACAATCACACAAATACTTGATGAAAACCTACGGATGAGTGTAGGACATCAAAACAGAGTAAACACTCTTATTACCGATGAAGATGGAATTGGAGCAATGGATGGTGATGTTGATTACTCTGTAAGAAAATGTGGTAGATGTTCACCTTATGATACATTCACTACAACGAATGACACTTACAAAACAGTAGATAACGAAGCATTCACACACTCAAAAGTAGTAGATGAAGATGATCTAGGAGTCCCAAATGGAGATATTGCTTACTCCATTGATGACTTACCATTAGCTGTTACAACACACGACATAGAAGCATTCAGTAACGGTGCAAGATATGGAGCAATGATTGTAGATATGAATGACAACATCATAGATGCAGGATCTATTGTAACATCAAATGGTATCACAAATTATGTGTCAGATCCTGATGAAAATAATGATAAATCAATAAAATTAAAACTTACTGGAGTCGATAAATAATGGTAAAAGAATTTATAGGTTCTTCCAAGGTAAGAAATGGTATCGCTGCCGATTGGTTTGTACTCGAAAAGAACTTACCTAAAGGGTGCTATCAGCTAATTGCAGAGTATCTAGGTAACAGTATGTATAAACCATCTTATGATGTTAAGAAACTAATTGTAGGTTGGTATACCGAGATACGAAATCTTAAAGAGTATTATGTTGTAGATTTAAGCACTCGTAAGCTCGTTGTCAGTGGTACTCTTGTAGGTACTGATGATGAGAACGGTATCACTTATCTTGCCAATAGAAAAATAGGGTTTAAGATTAGACCTGTTGCACCACCTGATATGCACCCTTTTGAGCAATTGCTTGATGCTAAGGTGTTGTATAATGAGAATGGTGATGAATATGCTTATACTGATGCTAATGGTAATTTTTCATTCGAAGTGTATTTCCCAACGAATCTTGAGCATTGGAAATATTCATTACTCATTACATTCGGTGGAGATTACGATTACATCATGTGTAGTGAAGTAAGACCCGTGTATATGGGTGATATTCCTACAAGAACTATTGTATCAGTTGCTCCTAGTAACCATATTCGTAATGATGGGGCTTGTATCCTAACTGCAAGAACATACAGTTACGAATATATTGGAAGCGATGGAGAATTACTCGGCAATGCTCAACCCATGATGCAAGGAAACATCAGTTGGTTCACATCAACAGATAATAGAACATGGAAACGAGTTAACATAGCACCTGAAAGTCTTGAAAGAGATGGTATGGTAGAACATCGTATGCAATTTGATTATGACCCTGGTGAAACTCACGAACTTTATATCCGAGCTAAGTACGGTGGTACTAAGATAGGGAACATGGGATATAGAAGTAGTGATAGTAACAGTGTTCACCTTACAATCGATGAATATGGTGATAGTGCTAACCTTATCCGTATGCAACTTCAGGATCTTGTTGTTGACCAAAAAACTATCTATTATGTTGTTGATGAAATACAAGATAAGAAGTTAACATTTGATTATGGTGATGAAGCACACCCAGTGCCATTGGGTGAATGTGTAGTTACTGCTAAGAAGGTGGTATAAGATGAGTCAAAATTTTACGAAAGCGTTAGATCCTTATGAAGATAATCAACATAAACCTGTGAAGGGTAAGTATCATTTTGCAGTTCCTTTAGATATTGAACCTGCTTGTTATACTATGAATATTGATTATGAAAGCCATGATAAAGTGAACTCTGATGCATACCAATATGATGGTTATATTGTTGTAGGTCATCGTGCTTATCTTAAAACATCACCGATTATCATTCCTTATCAAACTAGTGCTACTAGTGAAGATGCAGTAACATTATACGAAAAAAGAAACACTTCATTCAATTTAGTAGTGGAAGCTTTTAAAAACACTGAATTAACAAATGCAATAAAAACATTACCCTTATATTTCAGAGTATTAAAAGGACAATTTAAGGATTATTATGCTAATCCTTCAACTGCAAGAAAAACAGTAGACACTGATTTTAACAATGCTTATGTTTCACCTACTATTACACTTCCAAAGTCAACAGATACTAATGGTAAAGTAACTACAAATGTTAAAGTAAGCGACATTTATTCAACAAGTGAAACCATTAATGATATAAATACTGTAATCTTCAAGTGTATTGGTACAAGAGATAGAAAAACTGACAATTATGTGCCAGTTAATATAGAAGCACCACTCATTATCGGTACAACTAATGTATACTTACAAAACACTTCCGAGTTCACACACTTTGAAGCCAACCCAACAGGTGTAACATTACCAGATGTTCCGCAATGGGGTATGAGTACATGTGGTCATGGTGAACTAGAAATTGACATAGATGTGTTATATGCATTTGCTATGCACGAAGATAGTGCAAATAGCAAGATGAAATACCATTATGAAGATTATCGTACCGACCGTAGTAAAATGGTGAAAGTAGGTTCATTTCAACTTCAATACCAAGACTCAAATGAGAATTGGATAACAGTACCTGCATATCAACTTAAAGCAGCTGATGCCAACACTACAATATTAAGTGATGGAACTATTATCCAAAAAGTAGGTCATGAAAACGGTGGAATCAAGTTCAAATGGACTAACCCATTCGTTTCAACAACAAAAAAATGGGTATGGTATAGGTTAAAATACACTGGAAAACCTGGTGCTACTTACAGCCAATACAGTAACTGGTGGGGTATAGCTATTGCACCACAGTTCGGAACACCAGTAGCATATGATACAAGAGTTGTTATGAATCAAAGTTCCTATGAAGGTTCACCTAATGCTGACATTTCCATTTGTGGTAAATTACAACAAAAACAAGGAAATGAATGGATTGATGCAAATGAGGGCAAAGGTCAGGTAACAATAACATTTAGTAATGGTACTACGGAAACTGCTAATGTAAATGCTAATGGTACATTTTGTGTAACTGTAAATAAGGGTAGTGGAACTTATCCAGTAACTGTTAGTTTCCATGACCCTAGTGGATTATATGAAGATGCAAGTGTAACAACAACAATCAAAATAGAATCCAAAGAAACAGAGATATTATTAACTAACAACCCTATTGTAATGGAAATAGGAGAATCAGGCATACTCCGTGGTAGAGTAGTTCTTAAAGATGGAAATAGTCATGTAAACATGACAAATGCAAGAGGAGAAGTTACATTATACGGCGAAGGAACTGTTACTGTAAACGCTGATGGAACATTCCAAATCAACATAGGTCAAAAAGGATGTGGCTTACACCTAAAACAAGTGACTTATCATGATTCCACTGCAAAATACACAGATTCACAAACAGAAGCACAAATTTATGTAAGATACATTACTCGAATGACACTTAACCCATCAACTTTAACCGTCCTAAATGGAGATACATACAGTATAAGCGGACACATCACACTTAACAATGGTATACAAGATGTTACACAACCAATGGAAGGAACGGTAAAAAATAATCATGATAACAACACATTCACTGTTAATGAAGGAGGTAACTTCACCATAACAGGTAATGTTCCATTTAATAAAGATACTGTTTGTAGTATAGAATATTTAGGAACTAATCTTTTCAAACCATGTAATAGTTCATTCACAGTTACATCAACTTCATACACTACTAGAATGGTAACATCTCAACAAACAATTGAAGCTTACTCTACGGGTGTAAATGATTCACAAGACTTCACAGTAACTGTAAAAGACCAACACAACAATATCGTACCAAAAGGTACATTGAAACTATTCTTAAAACCTGCATATTACCTGTATGAAAACAAAATAGAACCTATTCTAGTAAAAAGTGTTTCCGTTGGAAGTACGGGTGTTGTATCACTTAATTCATTTTCATTGATAACAACTTCACTCAAACAAGAGTTCCGTAACCGTGGATGGAATCCATACATCAATTATAGTTTAACAGCAGAGTATACTGATTCAAGTGGTTCTTATGAGTCATCTACAATAATGAATAATACAACAGTATGGTATCATCCAAAAACTCCTAAATTACAGTTAAAAGTATGGGCAAAATCTCCATCAACTGCAACTGCAAATAATAGACCCCATACAAACACTTACAATAACACATCTGATTTGAAATTAGACCAAACAATAACTACATTTACTCCGAATGGAATTATTACTCCAACTCCTATAAGTGTTCCTGCAAACAGTGATGTGAAAGTACAATTACAAGTATTAGATGATAATGAACGTATTGGTGGAATTAGGATAGGAAGTTGGATAACTCATGAACATGACATACCTATTTATGTTCAAGAGGAAAATGGAGATTTCAAATTAACAGAAAATGGTAATAAGATTCCACATACTACACTTAAAAGAACCGTTAAAGTAGAAGAACCTATAATAGACCCTGATACAGGACAACCACAAGTAGACCCTAACACAGGAGAAGTAATGACACAAATAGTTGACCAAGAAACACCTATCCTTGCAAACCCATGTTATAAGGGACTCCCATTGCCTGAATACACATTATTATATTCTCAAGATCCTGCCGTTCCTGATGATACAGCACCGTATGATAGACCATTCTCTTACTATTTCAGATTGCCTGAAGAAGTACATGATACATCAACATTCCACATCAACTTAACATACTATGCAATGGCAATATTTGGTTTATTCAGCAATAATGTAGTGCTTCCAACAGAGTCTATGCCTGGTGGATTGAATGCAAACCATGAATATGCAGCACCAGTAAACCACAAATATGGTGTGATAATAAATCTTGACTTTGAAAGTCCATAAATAAGGGGGTTTTAAATTGGCAGATATAACTTCTAAGTTCACTAGTCGTTTGACTGGTGAAACAGTTTCCCCTGCATGGATTCTTAGCTTACAACTTGCTCACCTGCAAGAAATAGTTGCAAGTGGAAACAGTAAACTAACAGATGCAAACGTTGGTAGTGAACTTCGTAACATTCTAGAGAGTATGGATATTGGTTTCTATCAGATGTTGTTTGAAATCAATGAGTACGGTGAGCAAAGTTTTCTAAGATATGCAAGAGGAAATTGGCTTGATGAATTAGCATATAATTATGGTTATACTCGTAATATGGGTGAAAGAGCAAGTGGTAATGTAACATTTACCTTATCTTCCCCTTCCCCTAGTGGATATACCTTGTTTAGTGGAACTCAACTTCTAAATAGTGCAACTGGTTTGGTATATATTCTTGTAGATGATGTTACATTTTCACCTAGTGATACTACTGCTACTGGTTTTGTGATTGCACAGGCTGTTGGAACTGAATATAACTGTGAAGCTAATAGTATTACTGTGTTTGACACGGAGCAAATACTTCGTAGTGATGTTAAATGTACTAATATGTCTAGTTTCACTAATGGTGAAGATATTGAGAGTGATGAGGCATTTAGGCAGAGATTACTTGAAGGTGTTCGTGGAGGAAACTTTAGTAGTATCCCATACTATCAAGCTTTGTGTGGTGAGATAGAAAATGTTCATGATGTGAAATTCATAGATCCTGTCTATCTTAATAACAAGTATGGTGTTGGTAGACATACACATACCGTGAATGGTGTTTCAACATCATGTACTGATTGTTATGCAGTTTGTATCGTGAACTGTGATAGTAATGATGACAATAACGATGATACAATACTTGCAGTAACTGAAACATTAACTGACCAATCAAGCATTGCTTTAGGACATTTATTTCACGTGCAAGATGCATTAAAACAAAAATACTTCTTCAAAATATCATACTATGCAGAAAATGAGGGAATTGTAACAGAAGATGATGTTAACATTTGCCTAGAAACACTATTTTATGGTGGAACATACGAGGGCAAACAAACAATATACTATCCAGGATTCAACATCGGTGAAACCATAAGAAAAAATGAGATAATTAATGCTCTTGAAAATATGAGGAACATACATCATATAGAAAATATTAAGCTTCTCGGTTGGCATAAAGACATGAATACTATTCCTGCTATTGAAAAATGGTATCATGATAATGGTGTGACTGATATGGAGTATGAAACTATTCTCGATTACCCTGATGAAGATGACCCTTTATGGATTAGTCATGGTAACAGTTTATTACCTCATTGGAAGAAGATTGATGCAGTAATCGGTGGTGCTGATGAAAGTGTTTACCAACTAGAAATTAACAACTGGTTTTTCTATAAAGTAAAAGACAACTTACACGATGATGATGATAACAGTGGAGAATATGCAGTTAATTATCAAGAAAATGAAAACCAGTTTTGGCTTTGGGGTCAACAGAGCTTTGAAACAATTACTCTCGATGATGATGGAATTGCAATGGTTGGTGGATTGTACGAAAAACAACCAATCCTATTTAATCAAGAGCAAAACACCCATATATTACAATTAGAACGATTAGGCTAAGGGGGGAAACATTATTGAGGGATTATGATACTGTAAAAGATTATGTGAGTAAATTAAGAAAAACATCAGATGCTATCGAAGAAATTGATTTATATGATGTTAGTAAATTAATCATAGATAGTTTTGATGAATACGAAAGAGAATATGATGTTTCCAAAAAGGAATCATTATTCGAATTAATTGATTCACTTATTGATAAACATAAAGAAATAGAAGCAATTTATGATAAACTTAGTTATGCTGCAACTACTCACCCTCTTGATTACTCCTCTTATTTTGATGTGTCCGAAGATAATCCTAACCCTGATGATAGAACTCTCATCGAGGAAATAATGGAACGTGTACACATTGATAGTCATCTTCGCCGACATGACAACGAGGTTCATCAGATACTTCGTGAAACGATAGGTTGGTACTTTAATGAGTTAGATGTTATTCAGTCACTCCGTGCATTTCTGTTAAAGAATGCATCAGGTATTATTCTTGAGGAGTATGCTTACCAGTATGGTTTACAACGAGAAGAAGGAGAATCAGATACTTCTCTTAGGTATCGTATTCTTGCACATATGAAAGAATCATATCGTGTGCCTGATGTAGAGGCAAGTGGTATTGATTTATTCACATATGTTGAAGATCCTTACACACAACTTACTAGTAAGAATACTTATCTTTCAAGAAAGTACCTCGGTCATGGTTCGGATATTATGATGGATTATTGGGATGGTCGTTACATGACATGGAGGGATATTGTATGGTTTTAAGAAAATTACCTGAATATCCTAATTATACATTTCTTCAACTTGAGGAAATTAACCAAGTCATTTATAACTTTACCAAAAAAGGCTTCTATGATATTGCAGAGATTAGCACTGCTAAGATTCTTGCCAAGTTTCCATCATGGGGTCAGGGTAAAAAGTTCACTAAGAAGTTTAACAACCTACGATATGATTTTACACTCGTATCAATGAATTATGATACTGATGTGTACACGTGGACTTTTAAGATTGTTAACACATTATGGACTGGTGGTTGGACTCTACTAAACTCTGACCGAACACCCTATGACAAAGAATTTAACAGTTTAACTCCAAACCTACAAGGAGATACACTTATTTTACAGGGTAAAAACTTATACGATTTTATCCTACGCTTAGAGATGAATAACGATAATATTAGCCGTAAAATCATAGTGGACAATTATGGTTTTGAAGGTGAATATAAGTATACTCATCAATTTGATTCAGTTATCACAGAGTATGCAGTTCTTAAGGACTTGAAAAAGGGAACTTATGTTGATAATGCTACTGTGAAATTCATTCCATTGAATGAGGTAGGGGAAAAGGTAACAACAAATAATGGTGATTACCTCAAACCATACACAGGTATTAACAAGAGGAATGGTAGGTATGCTATTAATTATTCTAAAGTGAATAATGTTGGAACATACTTCGGTAGGCTTGAAGCATATGTAGGTGGTGTACTAGTAGCTCAACAACCCGTTACTGTTGAAAAAATACAACAATACGAGAGAGAAGTTGACCCTACAAGAGAGATCAACACCGACCTCAAAAACATGTGGATTTACAAGGGAAGTATTAAGAAGTTCCGTGTGAAAATTGACACACATAACAATTACAATTATGCAGAAAACAAGAATAAAGAAGATGCAGTTGTTAACATTTATCATACTTATGATATTGCAGATAATGACCCGTTACAACATTCTACTATTCAGAAAATGCATACAGAGGTTATTAGTACAACTGCCGATGCAGATGGTTACTTTGAATTTGAGTTAAGTAGTCGTAGTTGTTATGTTGATAAAAGTTACATAACTATTTCACTTCCTGCTACTGATACTTTTGATGCTTATTCTACTGATAAAATTTATCTCACACATAAATGGCGTGTTGCCTCTGACTTTGAAGATTTGAAAGCAGAGTGTGAATCAGAGAGGGGTGCTGATGTTATAGTATTGAATAATAAAACTTACACTGCTACTCAAGATGCTCATACCATAAACATTGGTAGGGGAAATCATAACAAACAATACATTATTGGTGAAAAAGGCAGAGGTTGGAGTACACTTGATGAAAACCATTATGATAACTGTTTCAGATTAAAAGACAAAGGAGATACTAAGAACTTCCTTTATCTTCGTGGAATTAAAATCACAAACAGTGAATGTGCCGTGTATCAAGAGAATAACACTTACCTTGATATTGTTTCATGTGTATTCACTTACAACCGTTTCGTGAAAGAGAATTATCAAGGAGCTGTAGTATTCCAAGCAGATAAAGCAACTGTCTTAAATGTTACTAACAGTTACTTTGAAAACAATTATGCGAACTGTATCACTGGTAGGGGAAATGTTATACTTGACTCCAACTTGTTTAAAATTACTGATGTACAATACACTTATCAACCCGAACCATTCGTATTAGAACAATACGATGGAAATGGTACACTTAAAAACAACCAAATCTATGTAAACACTAGTCTTTCATGGGATTCTAATGGTAAACCTAAAGTTTCAATGTACACGAAGAACCGTAGTTATGCTAAGATAAGTGTATGGGTCGGAGATAAGGCAGTAGTAAATGGTAAACGAAGGCAAGAACTCACAAAAGATAACAGTATGAACTTCTTTGATGCACCATATAACAACAAAGCATACATATTCAGTGCATACTACTATCCATACGATAATGTTCGCACATTCATTGTAGCAAGTACCCCAAACTCACGAATTAACAGAGCAACAGGACACGCAGTCTATGGTACAAACTGGGCATTCAAAGATGGTTATAATCTTGTACGAGAATCCAGTAAGAACTATAACACTTATAACCCATTTGTAAAGTTCGTTAACGGTCAAAAAATCGTATCACCACAAATCCAAGTTCCAACGAGTGGAGGGATACTATAATGTATTTTCGTAACAAATTCAACCTAGAAGTACAACGACTAGTAAGGGGAATGGAAGAAAAAGGTGCTAAAACAAATGTTGACTATGTCAACAAAAACCTTTGGCACTTAGAAACATTCCCACACCATATTATGAAGATCATACCATTGTTAATGTATGATGAGCTGGTGAGTTCTAACAAGAATGATAAAGTTTTCCATAACCGTATCGTGGTTGCTAAACATGAAAACGGAACTGTTATTAATGCTAAGGGGCGAAAGTAGATGAGAATGCAGTATAAGAAAGTTGGAGATACTTTCACATTTCCTGAATACAATGCTATGTGTTATTTGTTGACTCATGGTAGTTGGAAGGAGTCATTTCCTCTGAAGCTTAAGGAGGAAGTAGCAGGACAATATGCTAATTATATTCTTGATGACCGTAACCACTTGTTAAGTGAAACAAGAGATGGATATGTGTTTGTTAAGAACATTGCTTCGATGAAGAAGAAGGATAGGCTTGTTTACTTGAAAATTAAACATGATAATTTGCATTCTCATCTTGAAGTTACTTTTAATGCAGTTCATGTTACACATATTAATCAACAAATTCTTGATTCTTCTCTTGAGGGTGATATGAGCTTCACTATTCAAAAAGAAGATTTTAAAGACTTTGTTGGAACTGATGAAGAAGAAGTTAGTATCTATAATAATAGTGATATTCAACCCGTACAAGATGATATTCTCATTTCAGTAGCAACTGATATAGATGATGAACATACTATTTCAGTTTCTTTTGACCCTGTTGAATTTGGATTAACAAAAGGTGATTGGATTCGTAATGTTGCATCATTAAAGTTATATTATACTGAGCCTGAAATCAATTATGTTGATGGTGACTTAGGTGAGGAAAATGAGATAATATGTGAAACATTTGAAGATTTGCAAAAAGTTGTTAATTCATCACCAGAGGGTAGTGTTACTAAGATACGGTTATTGGGGACTACTTATAACTTCACTGACCAATTAAGAATAACTAACAAGTCAATAATGATCCATGGTGGTAACCTTGACACTCCAAATAGCGAACCGTTCACAGTTCTTGATGCTCAACAACAAGGTCGACATTTTATTGTTGACCCTGATGCTTCATTAACCATAGATAATTGCAAATTGATTAATGGAAATGTGTACGGTAAGAATGGAAGGTATGTTTTACATAACCGTGGTGGAAGTATTTACGTACATGGTAGATACTTACTTGATTTTGACCATTATGTTATACATGGTGGACTAGTAAAATGTACAAACTGTTGGTTTATCAACAACACTGCAATGCTCGGTGGAGCAATATATAATACAATGGGAAAACTAGAAGCATACAACTGCATATTCGATGGAAACAAAGCAATAGAAGAAGATAGAAGCGAAGAAACCTCAACATATTATTATCATGTGAATAATTGGGGTGGAGCAATATTCACAGAAACAAGCCAAGGATTATACTACAATGATAGCACAGACCGCTTACACATCTCACCATCAAACTATGTATACAACAATAACACTGATAAAACCACGATACAACTCTACTTCTACAAAAAACAAAACACACTACTCCTAGAAAAAGAAACCATCACAAAAAACAACCTAAAACTATTCAACTACACTACAAAAGAATGGATACCAATAACAGCACTAACAACAACAACACAAACCAGTAACCCCGAACTAAGCAACCTTTACACACTTACAATTGATGGTCAACTAACAAACTACCAAAAACTATACTTCCGTTTCGAAGGCAACTCATCACACCCAAGTATCATAAGCCACTTAGTAATTCCCAAGGATGGTGTGCTAAAATGAGCGTAACAAAAAACACAGGGTGGAAGAACCCTAATACAATCACACAGTATGCAAAATACAATGGTCAAACTTGCTCTGCGTGGAGTAGACTTGAAACAGTGAAACTTGATGAGCCAAGTACGGATAAATACTATGACTTAAGTGCTGTTTGTTATAACCTTACCAAGACTAAACGGTCAGCATTAATGTACTTGTATGGCTTCGGATTCAACATACCAAGCAATGCTACTATCACAAAAGTTTTAATAAAAACATGTGCCTGTCAAGATGACATCACATCAAGCCATGTTATCACAGAAATATTAAAATTAAAGACTGGTGCAAGTGTAACAGATAGTGGCAGTGGAAACAACCTTGCACCTAAAACGGCGTGGAGAAGTCATAAAACTGCTAATCAGATAGGTATGGAATACACTACCGTGGGTGAGTCCACACAGTCAGTAAAAGATTTGTGGGGTGTTAATCTTACACCTGCTATTGTTAATAACAGTAATTTTGGGTGTGTATTTCAGTGTATGGGTGATGGAACACTAGGACACAAAGCATACCTAGATAACATTGCCATGTACATAGAATACACGATTAACGATGATGTACCTATCATAAAACCAACAACAAACACAGATACAAGTGCAAACTACACGATAACAAACAGTATCTCGGCAGTAAAATATGACACACTTAATCCAACCAAATACATTGACCAAACAGTAATAAGTCAACCATACGATTCCACAGCAGGATACCATTTTTGGATAAAATACAAAAACAGTGTTCAAACAAAAAATAACACTAAAGTAATCTTAGCTCAAAACAGTAAACCATTAATTCTTGAAACTGATAACAAAACGGTATTCGCAGGTAAGAAAACTCAACTTATCATACCCTCAATAGCAGTTAAGGGAACTAGTGACTCACGATACTTTAAGTCAGATACATTCCCATTAGCTCCTGATTATCTTGAGCAATTTTATGATGTTTTTGTATTCTCAAACATAACTGATTTTGATAAATATGATACTAATCATCGTGGATTCATAGAGTCTACAATCAAATTATATTCAACAAAAACAAGTAATGGTAAAACAGTAAAAAATACTCAACTAGACACTATCACATTCAAACTCAATGATACAACATCTAACATAGCAAACAGTCAAACAATCCTTGAAAATTGTACATTCATAAACAACAAAGCAAACAAAGGAGCTGCCTTATACAACCTAGGCAGATTATATGTTAAAAACTTAAAATTTAAAGAAAATCACACATACGGAACTGATAAAAATTCATGTGCTTTCACTGATGTAGACATATGTCGTGATAAGGAGTTCGAATAAAAATGACCCACTCTATCAATTATAATATAGATAAAGAACTTAAAAAACTGATTTTGAATGTTGCTAATGATAATCCAGCACCCCTACTCGGAACTGTGAGTAAAGTGAGTGATGATGGAAGATATATTGATGTTAATCTCCGTAGGGGAGGTACATTGCCTTCCATCAAATTGTTTAGTGGAGTTCCTGAGAAGGGCAAAGAAGTGTTGCTTGTATTTATTGAGGGCGATATTAATGAGCCAAGAGCATTCATAGAAGATTACACTCCAACAATACCTTGCAACAACCTCGTATTCAATGGAAACTTCAATAAATATGAAGGAAACCATTTCATTAATTGGACTGGAGGTAAATTAACTGATAAATCATATTATGGTGATAGAGGGTGTGAACTCGAAGAAGGAGCAACAATCATTAGCGACATAATAGACATCACCTCCTTAGATGATATTGGAACGGACTTAGATGCATTTACTGTTAGTTTCGTGTGGTTAGGTGGAGGCTTCTCAATAGAAGTATTAGATGATGATAACAACCTCATCACAGCTCTACCATCCGTACTCGGAACTAAACAATCAACAGGACATGTAGACACATGGTCATTTCAACGATACAATTACATGATAAACGATGTAGATGCAGTAAAACTTCGTTTCACAAACCTAGGCGGCGAAAGCACATATCTTGATGGAATCCGTATATGGCAACCCGATGATTACCAAGAATGGTTTCCTCATAAAGATGATTAACTGGGGGTTTTATTTATTCTCGACAAATCGTATAAAACAATATTATCATACCCTAGTGGGTTTCACAAACAAATAAAGAAAATTATTCTTGACATAGAAACAAGATTAAAAGGAATTGAGTCAGGGGAAACATTATCAACTAAATTCTCTGACATCAATCACACACATGATGAGTATGCACAAGCAACTAACTTAAGCCAATACAGTAGAAAAGGTCATGTACATGACCATATGGCTTATGCAACAAGATTTAGTGCATCAGGTGAAGGCTCTGTTAACATTACATTAAACAGTAATGTTGATGAGTTCGATTTCACAGTATTAGAATATAATGATAAATTTGAGTTATCATCCGTGGAGGGAAACATTCTCACACTAAATTATAATCTCGGTGCTAATGATCCTAACACATATGTATTATTATACTGGGTATTATCTCCAAGAGAAGATGGTACACTACAATCTGTGAACATAACAACCTCATCAGTAGAGGGACAAACTAACGAATCTGTTACACTAGAAGCAACAGTAACAGATGCAAACAAGAACCCAATTAAAGGAACTGTTAACTTCCAAATAACTGCAAACAACTTTTCACGAACTATTGAAAACATACAACTAGTTCAAGGTGTTGCACAAACTACACTAGACTTAGCAGATTTCCTAATGGGTGAATATGAATTAAAAGCAATATATAACCAATCAAACACATATGCTCGAACTGAATCCGAACCCCAAACATTACAAGTAAATGCATATGTAGAACTAGATCATTTCACTGCAAGTAAAGGAAGTAAAGTTCAATTCGATGTAACAGTAACTGATGAAAATGGTGATCCGTTAGAAAAAGAAGTAACATTTGATTTGAATGAAATAGAAAGTGGATAAAAATGAATGAAAAAGAAGTTGAGGTTGCAATAGAAGTATTAAAAGAACGACAAAGAGTTCAAGGCAATCACTTGAAAGATGTTGATGAATGCTGCGGCAAATTGAAGGGAAGCACTTCCGCCGAGTTTCTACATTTATGGGAACATTTTTCTAAGTTAGAGGAAGATATGCATAATAACTGTCATGATGTTGAAGTTGAAGTAGCAGCACTTGAAGAAAAAGTAAAATCAAATGAAAAAATGGTTGATTCTATTAATTCTAATTTAACGAAGATACGGTATCTTATTTATGCTGCTATATTAACGAGTCTTGCAACTTTGATTTTTAAATAAAGGGATAGGAGATAATCATTTTGAAAACCGAAACACAAAATCTTATAGTAGTAATATTAGGTGTTTATGCAAATATCAGTGTAATTGGTATACTTATATTATCTTTTTTTATCACAAACAATAATGAGTTAATATTTGCACTTGTAGCAGTGCCTACTGGTGCTGTTGGTATTCTCGGTGGGTTTGTAGCAGGAAAATCTGTTGCCGAACACATTGATACCACACCTTTAGAACCTGTTGAAGTAACACCTGAAGAAGTAGTAGAAGTACCTGAAGAAGATGATGATGATGATGATGTCGTAATTGTTAGAAGGGAGGCTTAAATCGTGGATTGTAATAAAGTTAACATTAAAAAAGGCAGTAAAGGAAAAGATGTGAAAGAATTACAACAGTATCTTGCTTATCTCAAGTATTATACAAGAGAAGTAGATGGTGTATGTGGTGATTACACAGTCAATGCTATAAAACAAATGCAAAAAGCATACAGTGTAACCGCTGATGGATGGTTTGGTAAAAAAACATGTCAAAAATGTGGTATCAACGGACAAGACATCAGTAACAGTATGCAAACCCTTGAATTAAAATTATGGGAAGATATTGTTAAAAGATTCGAAGCATATGTTGCTAAAAACAAAAAAGAACCTAACATTTGTTACATTGACTTCAACACTAAATATAGATATATCACCCTAAAAAAATACAAAGACATCAAAGCAAGATATGATAAATGGGTGAAAGATCATAACGGTAACAAACCAAACTTTGTATATATTACATTACCTCGAAGTACCGAAGCAGGTGGAAAATATTATCAAAAAGCTGTTGCTAAACTCGGTAGTTTCAGCACTGCAAAAGAGTTCTACAACAAACTTATCGGTAGAGGTTATATAGGTTATAACAATGATATTTACACATTCGACACTGCATTAAACCGTGTAGCTAACAGACAAGGTATTAATTGTAGTGATGCTTGTCAAATCTGTTACTTCGTATTCACAGACATGGGTTATGAATGCAGATTTGTACATGTAAGATGCAAATCAGGTATTGGTCATATCCTCCTCGATGTAAAATATCCTAAAGGTGTTAGCACTTACACTAGAATTGACCCTGCTGCTGCTTTATCCACTGGATCTAGATACAGTTGGGGTAATATTTGGTGTAGTGGTGGTTCACTCATAGGCTACAATCCAGGATGGCTTATGACTGATGATGGTATAACATAAACTTTTAATATTTTTTTTTATAAAGATTGTATTAGTGTTTTACTAATATAATTTATTTTTTTAGTAAAATGTATCAGTTTTATTGGGTTTACCTATCATAAAAGTAATACACTACTTGAATGAAAGTGTGAAATATGAGGGTAAAACTTATCATAATTAATATTATACTAATAACATAAATTCTCCTTTATGATAGTATTTATAACTTTTTTTACAAACAATAATTTATGATAGCAGATATATTTTTTGAAATGAGATTAATAACAAATGAAAACAGTAAGATCAACTACCTTAGCTGTTTTGAAAAATATAGTGAATTTCACGGTATGACTCTGAAAGAGTTATTAGAGGAAGCAGAGAGAGAAGAAGATGAGGGTGTGCCTCTTAAACGGAGAACTCTGAAAAATAGGCTTATTTCTTTTCAATCATTTCTTTCAAACAATTATTCTAGTAATACTACGAAGGGTTATATGAGTAAGATTAAAACTTTTTATAAAACTTTTGAAATACAGTTGCCTTACCTACCTCAAGTGAAAACAATTACTAAAGTAAGCACTACCTATGAAGAAATATTAACAAAAGATGAAATTAAACAAGCACTTGAAAGTACAAACAATATAAAATTTAAAGCTCTGATTCTTTTTATGCTTAGCAGTGGAACTGCAATTAACGAAGCAACAAAACTAACAGTACAAGATTTCATACAAGCCACAAAAGAATACCATAACAAGACCAACATCGAAGATGTACTGCAAGAACTAAGCACACAAAAAGATGTGATACCAACATTCTATATTGTAAGACAAAAAAAAGAGATCCCTTACTACACATTTTGCAGTCCCGAAGCAACAAACTACATAGTACACTCACTACAAATAAGACTATTCAAAGAAAACATACTCTTAACAGACAAACTCTTTGGATACACACCACACGGGGCAGTAATCATGTTCATTAACCTAAATGACCGATGTGGATTTCCTCGTAAACAAAATGGGTATCGCCGTTTCCATAGCCACGGCTTACGTAAATATTTTGCTTCCACACTTGCAAATGCAGGAATGTCAAAGCTTGATGTTGATTTCCTAGAGGGTAGAAAAGCAGATAGGGTTACTTCAGCATATTATATTGTTAAACCTGAGCAACGTTTACGAAAATATAAAAGGTTTGTTAAATATTTGACAATCTTTGATGAAGTAAACTATATTGACATAACCAGTCAAGAAAAACAACACTATTATCAACTTAAAAAAGAAATTCATGAAAATAAGCGTGAAAATAGCAAAATTAAGCAGATGTTGTTTGATTTGAAAAAGTTGTTATAGTTTTGTTACTTTTTTTATTTTTTTTATTTTTTTGTTGAACACTTGAAACTGATTGTACTGTGTTTTGTTTTTCACAGGTGTTTATTGTTTAGAATTATAGGTTATTTTTTGTAAAGAATGCAGTATATTGTTTTATTTTATGTAAGAATAACATTTAAATACTATTGGGTATAAACTACAACATACAAGACAATTGCATCAACAATTGTTTTGTCAGCTGTAAAAGAACACTACTTGAAAAACGGATAGCAGATACTTTCAGGTAAGTATTCGTTTTACAGCTATAGTATGTTGTACTACACTATAAAAATAGGACAAAACATAATTGACTCAACATGTGTTGAGTATGTTATAGTATGTGAAGTATTAGTATTATATTTTTTGCATACTATTATTCTCTCATAATAATTTTTTTGTACTATTTTTTTTAGTGATATGGAATAAATTTTCGTTGGAGGTTATTTCCTTGAAAGAGATGAAGAAGGGTAATAAAGTACCATATCATGGTTATTTGTTGAATGTGGGTGAATATGAGAAGTATTCACAGTTTATGTCTTTTTTAGACAAGTATAAACCACTGTTTGAGTCCCATTTTGAGAGTGATTTTTAGGAAACCTTTATATAGTTTGTACTCTAACATAATATTGTAGCCACAAAAAGAGGTATACAGTAGTGAGGAGGAATTATGTGGATGTTGAAAATCCATACCTGATTAATGAAACAGTCCTAAACAAAGGTGGAGCAACAAGCCCTACCCTAAAAACAACAGTTCCAAGTATAGTACGTAAAGTATTAAATTTGGAAGCAAAGGATAAATTAAGATGGGAATTAGATATAAAATCGATGTCAGTAAAAGTAACAAAAGCTGACAATAATGATAAATCAGAAAAATAGTAACAAGTAAATTAGAAATACAATCGTGGTCAATCGCCAAATATCTCACGATTGTATTTCTTATTGTGTAATGTTAAGCAAAAAAAAGTAAGGGAACATAATAGCCCCCTCTTTTTTTTTACTTAAATTAACTTTCTATTTTTTTAAGTATTTAACATTACTCATTTTTACTTAGCACTGTTACCTGATTTTATGGAGTGATAATTAATGATTCACACTGAAAAGGAAGCAAAGCATAATCTTGAAAGAGATTACCGAAAACTTATGCTTATAAAAAACAAAGCCTCAGCAGAGGAAATAACATTTTTGGAAACAAGCATCGATTGTTGGAAGAAAGCATTGAATTTATGAGGAGATAAAGATGTCCGAGGATAATTTTACAAAAGCAGAAAAAATACAATTGTTAACAAAAATTGATGATGTCAAATTTGACATCTCAGAAACTGAAATGAAAAAAAGCGGGAAAAATACTTTTCAGAAATACAATTATTTCGAATTGAAGGATTTTATGCCAACAGTTCGGAAATTATGCAAGAAATACAAACTTGCAACAGAGTTCCATGTAAAGAATAATCTCGCATCGTTACATGTATTTGACTTAGAAACTGGGTACTCACGATATTGGACTCATGAACTCCCATCATTAGTGGAGTTCGCAGAAAAAAATGGAGAGCGAGTTCCAGTTAAAGAAACGGAACTTGAAAAAATTAAAGGTGCGTTGGAAACCTACGGTCGTAGGTATCTATATTTAGCATTTCTTGAATTAACGGATGGGGATGCCATTGACAGTGGGGATGTAGCAGCACCTAAAAAACAGAGTAAGGGTAAAAAGAAATACCCTACTCCAAAAGAAACAGTCAACAAGGTAAAAAAAGAATTAGGGGACAAATATTCCCTTGAAGAAGCAGAAAAACTCCTAAAAACATGGCTAAAAAATGATGAAACCACAGAAGGAATCATCAAATTAACTATGAACATACTCACAAAAGAAGGCGAGTAAAATGGAAATACTCAATGCTCATGATATGGGTGAATATGTAGAAGTAGAAATCAAAGGAACGTATGGTAGTTGTTGGAATAAACTCGTTTATATTGATATGTTAGAGGAGGAGTTTCCTCTTTTACCTTCTCGTTTCACCGATACGGATTGGGAAGTTGTGTGTTCAATAATAAAAGCACACGAAGAAACCGAAAAAACCATCGAATTTGATGGTACAATTATCGAAGAAGAAGATAATGGGGAGAGTTTTCCAGATGTATTGGGATTATAACAATCCCTACATTCATGGGAATAGTAGGGATAAATGGAAATTCCGATCACTTTGCAAAAAACTGAATGGGGAACGGAGAGATCCGTACCCAAATGAATGGGATTTTCTAATCCAATACATGTATCCTGAGGAAGATAGGATACTTGATAAATTGGATTATATCCCTCAAGAAAAAGAGGAAATGGTAAGTGTATACAATTACACGTATCAGAAAGTTGGTAGTGATGTGAAAGAGGAACGGTACATTGAAGTTCCTCTCTCTGAAAAGGAGGACTACACATGAAACCAATCGAAAGGATGATCTCCATCAAACACGATGTTGATATTGGCACATTGTATGTGTTTGGTAACAGACACAGAGAGGAGTATCAAACATTTTTATCTCTCGGTATGGCAAGGGATGCACGAAGAAAGTTCGACCAACGCAAACAATGGTGGACTAAAGTAGGGGTTCATGATGAATATCTATGGACTCAATGGACTGAATCCCGCATCGTAAGATGCGAAGAAACAGGTCTATATTATGTTAAATTGAATCTTGAAGATGACATCTTAGTGTCAGACCTTTATCCTAAGAAACGAGTAGAAGAGATTAAGAAATACTTAGATGGCCACAAATGGTCAAAACAGGCACTTAATATCTTAAAAAGGAACGGTGGAGAAGCTACAACAAAATATTATGGTATTCTCCCAACTAAGAAGGGTTATACCATCAAGGACTATAAGAATAAGACTTATGGTCTTTTCAAAAAATTAGAAGAAGCCGTAGCAGAGCGTGATAACCTGTTACAGCAGGGGGTAATAATATGAAATATGTGGGAAATGCTTTTAGTTTGCAAATGGTGAATGATGGAGATATTCGTATCTCCACCATTAGTAAAAAAACCTTTGACAAAGTCAAAGGTGATTGTAAATCAGTGATGGGTCATCCCGACATGGCTTATATCCATGGATGTACTTATAACAGAGAATCAATCAAAATGTTTCCTGGTGACATAATTTATGTCGCACAGGTAAGCAGTGGTAGACTCCCTGAAGGTATCAAATATCTTCCTGAAAATGTGAAGATAGAATATAAGAAGGTGGAAGTCTTATGAATTGCCTTCTTATAGATAGCAGAGAACCATCATGGATAAAAGAATCCTTACCCTCCTTCTTTGAGTTCCATCATATTGATGTAGAATGCAAAGAAAAACAGTTACCTGTTGGGGATTTCCAATATGGTAATTTAATCATTGAAAGAAAAGAAATCAATGATTTTTATAGCTCTATTGTCGAGCAACGTATGACACTTCAAAAGATGAAGATGTGTATGGCAATGGAGCAAGGATTCGCCCCATATGTTTTAATCCATGGTAGCTTAAAAGAGGTGTATATGAATAGCCTCTCAAAACGGGCTTACTGTGGAATGATTGCATCCTTAAACGAGTATGGGGTGCATACACTCCACATTGAAAATCATGATATATCATTAATTTATGAAATGATTTACGCACTTATGCGTAAACACGATGAAGAAAAACTGTTAAAGTTGCCCTTCATCGAGCCGAATGGTGACTCATGGTGTCAGAAATCACTCCAATGTATAGATGGAGTGGGTGAAGATACTAGTAAGAAGATCATAGAAAAATTCCCAACAATACATTCATTGTTGGAATGTAACTATGATTCTTTGATAACAGGTTTAATGGAAGTGGATGGGATAGGCAGAAAAACTGCCACCCATATTGCCGATATAATCGGTGAGCAATGGAGGTAACATATGGACTGCATAGACACAACTCAAGACAGAGAGGAAGGATTTCCTCTCGAACGAATTGGAGTATTCAAATTCACAAATAATCGGTTAGATGAATTAGTGAATCACTTCAAAATATTCACAAAAAACATGGAAGATGAAACGATCTTACGAGCTGCAAGATGGATTGTTACTCAACTCTATCTTGAAAATTTCAATTACAAGGAAGTTGAAAAATTCAGTAAAGCCATAGGGTTACCTAGTGATTTTGGAGAAGGAGTATATTCTAATTATAATGAGAATCATAGTTTATACTCCTTTGAAAAAGAAGTCATGGATACCATACCTATCAATGATAGGAAACCAAAAGAATATTACTCCCAGTATATGAGAGAATTTTCCGACATCATTGTAACTGCATCTATTACTGATAATATATCAGTACAAATAGATGAAGATGAATACATCACCATCGATATTCGAGATAAATGTGTCAGATTAGATACACAAAAAAGGATTAAAGGAAAACCAACACAAAGAAGGGGTAAACTTTTACTTACTCTCGCACCAATCAGAGTAGTAGAATACTCAACTAGTGTTAAAAACCCAAAACCACTGTTTAAGTGGTCTTTCGAGGACAGTATGGGTTACCGATTCACTACCGAACCTCAATCCTTGAAAGAAACGGTAGACCTCTTGAAAGAACGAGGTTATGTAGTTCAAACAAAGAACTTGCCTGGAACATTAAATGCTTGTTTGTTATCATTAAAACAAACAAGAGATAACAGATGCTATGTAAAACGACCTCCACTTCTCTGCAAAGGATTTCATTATATTGATGGTAAAATCATAGTAGAAAATTATGATCTTGAAACACCATCAGATGAGGAAATACTGGAAGCCATAGAAACATTAGAGGAATATAAAACATGGTTCATCCCTGAGGAGTACACTTATCTAAGTACAACATTTAAATGGGGCTTGTTTGCACCATTCAGTTATGCATACAAGTCCAAGCGTAACAGTTCACAGTTTGTTAAGTGGCTTTACCTTCATGGTGAAGGTAGAGTAGGTAAAACAAATGGTTACGGTAAGTTTGTATCTCATCTGTGGTTTGATGAGCCACAGTTAGGATTTGAGAATTACATGGAATCATTCCGTACTATACCAAGGTTTAGGAACATCATTTCTAAGAACACGTTTCCTATTCTAATGAATGAAACAGCAGCAGCATTAGAAAAAAACGGAGATTTGAAAGAGATGTTTAAAAACTGTGTGGAAGGATTAACTATCACAAAAACATTAGGTGATAACGCAGGAGAATACCAAGCATACAGTCCCGCTATTTGTACTAGTAATGGTTTCATTACTGATGATAGTGGTGCAATAAGTGGTCGTATAATTTCCATGGTGTTTAGTCAAAAGATGTCAGAAGCCAAACATGGCAAAGACATCGAATTTGATGCCACATGGAAAATTGGTAATGTTACCAGTCCACTCAACAAACTTCGGGCAATCAGTCATGAGTTTGCAAGAATCATGATGGATCACCCCGAATATTTGAATCTCGGTTACGAAAAGGTAACCGACAATGTCCTAGAAAAAGTGTATGCTAAAGTAGGTAAATCCGTTCCTGATTGGCTTAAGGAATGGGTTTCCAATGAAGAGTCATATCTGCTTAGAGTTAGCGAAACTAAGCAAGATATGGCAGAGTCAATCCAAATGGTAATCAATGAGCAAAGATTGCAAAATGACAATGGTAACCCAATTGACTATGTGAAAAACGTTCTCGGTTACCGAAAAATTGTCGGATTGTACTTAAAAAAAGACGGATATGTGTACCTTACACAAAAATTCCTCGATAATCTGTATCGGAGGAAACTTATGGAAAACCCTCAAAAGCTCTCACAGTTTGCAGAGAGTTATGGGTGGAGTTATGAAAATAAGACAACGAATTTCAATGGTAGCCGACAGAAAGCATGTCGGAAACCATACGATGTCTTTATTAACGAAATTTACGACCTTGATTTTTCGGAGCAAATTGAGGTCTTATGAAAAAAGGTAACCGAGTAACCGTGTTTTACATGCGCCCTATATAGGGGAAAACGCATGTACCTAGGGGGGTATATTGAGTTTGCCTTATAGGGATAAAAAAAATACGGTTACTCGGTTACTTGGTTACGAAGTGGTCAAATAAGTAAATGGAGAGATATGAGAGATTTAAAGGTAACCTGACTTCGGTTACTTTTTGAGTTCGGTTACCTTTTTATTATTATGGAGAGATAGAAATGTCAGTAAGTATGGAATACATAAAAGAATTAATTGGAAAAGTAGAAGAACAGGAAGCAACAATACAAAAATTACAACAAGGAGTGAATAATAACACTTCTAATCAGGTAATGCAATTGCAAGAGCAATTAAATAGAGAAGCTTCGCAAAACCAAATCTACCTTGAAAATATAACTTCCCTAAAGGAAGAAGTCAACTTCTTAAAAGGAAAACTAACAGAAATACCTCAAGAAGAAAAAGATGAGGTACAAAGACTAAAAAGAGAACTCAAATCCCTACAAGAAAACATGAGGAAACCTGCAATCATAGAAACTGTAGGGGCAGATGTCATACAAATCTTCAAAGACATCAAAGAAGGACATGGATGTATACAACCTCTCACACCTACAGTGGGAGAATGGAAAAAACTTAAAACATACCCATTCACATTTGAATTAGGTAAGATGGGTTGTGTATTCGAAGCTTGTGAATTAAAAGGCTGCTTCGAAAGAGAAGGCAGTGTCAGGAAATATTACTACAATGCAGAGTCATCTGCAATGGTAAATCGTGAGATAATCCTACAATTATTAGGATTAAACCTACAAAACAAAGAGTCACTAGACTGCAAAATAGTAACAAAAACAAGTAGTAAAAGAGGGAAGAAATTCCCTGGTAAAAACCTAATGTCTTTGCTCAAACTAAACCCTCAGTTTGATGTGAAGAAACAAAGGTTTTTAAGCACAAAAAATGTGCAATTCGTGTACACACATCGTGATGGGAGCAAGTACCTCATCCGAGCGGATGATGGGGAGGAGGAAATCTTATGAATTTCTTCTATATCGAAAGCAGATACAACTTTGTAGTAGTTGATGCTGCTTCACATAAAATGTTGACTGGGGGATCAAAATATGGGGAATCTAGTTTTAAAGATTTCCTTTATAAATTGGTTCAACGAGTAAATCCTAAGAACATCACAGATGGATATGTTGGGGATGGTATCCTTATCCGAAAACTAGATTTTCCCATCATACTCAACGTAGATGGGTGGAACACTGATAATTTCAGTAAGTTATCAAAAGAGTTCTACCAATACGTAACCACCAAAACAAAGAATAATGAACATCACTTCATAGACCTCAAAGGTTTATAAGTGGTCATTATTCTTTAAATACTTTTTTTAAAATATTATCATATAACAAAACATAATAATCTATTAATACGATTTTCTTGTTTTGTTTTATTTTGTTTGTAATTCTTTTAATAGGGATTATCTGAATTAGCAAATGTATTTATCACTGAAAAAAAAATATTTGAGAGTAATTAGTGACTAACACTAGTGTGTCCCTTGTGGTGGTGCAATTCCACCATAGTCACATTGCTGACACTTAGAGAATAAGATACGTTGGCACATTTATTTATTTATCAATAGTTTTTGTATATTTTTGAATATAGAAATTTTTTGGTAAGTTTTTTTGAAAAAATTTAATAAAATTAGTTTAATAATCTTTTAAAATATATTTACTTTAGTATCGTAGTCTTAAAAGACAGTACACTTATTTTGTGCTGCTTTTAGGACTATGTATCACCACCATAAAAAAAAGATAGAATAGTAAAAGGGGTTGTATTTATTGAATTGGGACAAACTATATAATACACTTGAAGATCCTTATGATAACTTTTTATTGTATGGTTTCATGTTTTGTGTATTCTTGTTTTGGAGTGTTGTACTTATCACCAGTGAAGGCTCACGGATATTATCCATAATTGATGGTATACTTATGGGAATGTCATTGTATATATGTATCAAGGAGTATATAAGATGGAAATCATCAGAAAACTAGTTTATAACACTAGTCTTGTACTTGTTTTTCAAGAAGATGCTGCAACAGATTACTGTGAAATACCATACACTACTGTTAAGAGTGTACTTGGTGAACGAACCGTAAAGATTGGTGTGTTCTATAACAAGAAGGGTAAAATTATTGGTATTAACACGATGCACGAAAACAGGTGGGAAAAGCATACTCCTAAACAATGGGAAGTAACATGTCTTAAACTATATGAAATGTTACCATCTGATAAAAATAGTTTCTTATACCATACCAGTCGTGGTGAACGACTAAAAAGATGGTGGAATGGACTGGTAAAAGGTAGTGGAGTAACAATAAAGGATAAGGTGTGATGGTGTATGGGACATTATTTGGTGAAAGTTGATGATTTAGTTTTTGACATTGATAATGTTAGTAAACGGTTTGTGGAAACAGATTTGTTGTTTTTGAATGATTTGGGTGATATTGTTTTTCAGTGTCCTTTGGATAGTGTTTATTTTCTTGTTGATGCTGCTGAGGTTGAAGATGATCTTTATGCTGGTATTCCTTTTGTGAATAATATTGCTCATTTACCTTTTAAGACACATTAGTCTTATTATTTTTATTATTTTTTTTTGTATGTGTATGTTTTTATCATATCTCTATGTTATTTATTTTATCCATCATTATATATATACTTTCAGACAATAGAGGTTATTACAATATAAATAACAAAAAAAAGAAACAAACAAACATATGAACCTCAAAGACTTACAAGACAAACACATAGATGTAGAAACACTACCAGATGAAGTACATATGCAACTAACAGTACACAAACTCGCAAACGAACTAATTAACATGACAAACATACTAGAAGCAGCACAACAAGAAAATGACATCAAAGAAGTACATAAAACCATATTACAAGTACGATTACACATGATAAAACTAGTAGCAACAATGATGCACCTATTTGACTGGATAGACTTCGGAGATATTATACAAAAATCATTACTACGCAAATACATGGAAGAATACCTGTTAATTGCAGATAAAGTAGAAGATGAAGTTAACAAACTAGTAATGGATGGCAAATTAATGATAGAACGGGAGGAGTAAACATAGCAATAACAAGTTACCTATTGAAATTAGATCAAGACTTATTGAAAAAAGCAAAAATAGTATGTGTCCTAGAAGATACAACTATGAGGAAGTTACTCGTAAAATTACTGGAAGAACATGTTGCAAAACATGATTTAACAGATATTGATCTTGGTGAATAAAGTTATGACATTATTTGTGATACTGGAAGGACAGGAGGGATGTGGAAAATCATTCATTGGGAAGAAGCTTAATGACTACTTTAATGATAAAGGTTATGTTTCAACATTTTTTGATGAGAGCAGCATTATTAAGTCATGTATGAATGGTGATACAATTGGTGTCTATGATATTTATGGTGTTCGTGAGCAAGAATATATGAACTTGAAGCATACACATGATATTATATTCATCGAAAAATCATTTATAACAAATGTAGTATACCATCTTCCAAGGGCAATGGAATATCTGATAGATGAGTTCATAGAAAATGAACTACAACACTACTCACTGTATGGTGACTCCTGTCAAATATACACATTATTCAGGGACTATGAGAATGAAATAGTAGACATCTTCCTAGGAGTATCACATTACCTGCTTGAAACATACGAGATAGACATCAACTGTTTACCTAACAGCCAAGATGACAAAACAGAAAACTTACTAAACCATATCATTCAACGAATAGAATGGGAGTTAGAATCATGATAAACGAGTACAAAGAATATGAAGAAATAATAGAAGCTATGCTAAAAGCAAGTGGCAACTTTGATGTGTTCAATGTCTTTGAAGATAAGATAAGTAAAAGAAATGTTCCACCCTCACAGATACAACAAAATGTGATCGTACTAACAAGTCTTGCAGAAGCAGTTGAAGATAAGGATTTGAAACTAGAATTGTATGAGAAGATAATACAGGAATTAGTTCTACAAGTGTTTAAAGTATGACTAAGATGGAGCAAATCATTCTTGTTGACTGCAAAATAGAAGATACGAAACTCACACTATATTTACGTGATAAAAGAGGTAATGTATGTGTATGGGAAATACCATTAGATGAACCTATCCGTGGTTATAATTCTCATAGTGTGAAAGCACTGAAAAGTACAATATACCCCCTCGCATATGAGAAGTACACTGACTGTGATGAAAAAAATGTGATTTTTAGTTTGGTATGGTACTTGTATCGTGATAAAAAGTCAACGTGGGTGTGGGTGCATTATGGTTTTATTGATAGACTGAATAGCAAGTATGAGTGGTAGGGTGGTCATTATTCTTTATATACTCCGAGGCTTAGAACTAATAAATAGGTAACATGGAATGGTTACCTACCTAAACATAATTTGACTGAGATAGGCAGAGTAAAATTGTAATAAGTAAATCTGTAATGTTAAGTCATTTCTTCTTTTACTCTGCCATGTTTTTAATCTCCTAACAATTCATTGAGGGAAAAAGATATGATACCAAAACAAACATTAAGAAGATTGATGTTGGCAAACGGAGTGGAACGAGTTTCTTCTGATGCTCTTGATACATTCCAATTGGATGTTGAAGAATATGCGGCTAGTGTGGCTGAAACTGCTGCTAAACTCGCAAATCACGCTGGTAGAAAAACCGTGAACTCCTCTGACATTAAACTTGCTATATAACTGTAAATCATTTAATTTTAATTCATTTCATAAAATATATTTCATTGTATCTAAAGGAAATGTAGTAGTAAAATTGCAGCAATTATTATTGTCGACTTATTAGCATGTATTTTACCTCCATTAATCATTAGGAATATAAATCATGGCTGCAATTTACTATGATACTCTATTTTTTTTATTCACTTATTCTATGTGGTCATTTTAATATAATTCTTATTTTCAAGAAATTATTCATTATGAACCCCACACATAGTAAAGCAACAACAAAATTACCCTTTTGGATACATCATCGCCCTAAAACAAACATACCACTTGCACATCAAGTCGTGGGGAAGAAATGTAAACTGTGTGGATCTATACTACACTTACAAGACAATTATGAATTATGCTGTGCTGACTGCGGTTATGTTGAAGATACTATTTCTTACACACTTAACTATGCAACAATGACAAAGTCACCATTATTCAATACTCATGGTTTCACAAAAGAAGAAAAAATGATAATTAATACACATAGACATTTTAACAAATCCAAGGAAACCAATAGGATACAACAAAACATAGTCCTTGATGTGATAAAACATGACCTTTGTCTAACAAGTGTAGATATAATTGATGTTCAAACAATTCTACGTAAAGTACCATCACTACAAAAATTACATTCAAGAATACCAAGTGACACCATCATAGTAGGAGTATGCAGATATGTACTCAAAAAAAGAAAAGTATTAGGATACCTACTCAAATTCAACTACAAAACATATGTTGAATATGATCTAACAAAACACGACTATGAAATCATTGAAAGAAACATAAGGAAGTACAAACTATGAAATTTATGCAAGATTATTACAATATACGACAATTGTATGGGAATTATCCTGTGCAACATGGGTTAAGAAGTCATCCTACTATTCTCGAATGGTTATATCGTTTGCATACAAAGTATGATAAACTTGATGATGAAGAAATACTTAACTATGAGATAGAAATTGCTAACTGGATACAAGGAGATATGCACTGGGAAAAGGTGTACAAAACCACATACGACCCACACACAAAATGTTTAACAGTAACGGGTTTTCCTAAGTATGGTTATCCTGATTATTTCCAAGTTAATGAAGCACAATTAGAGTTCCTGCTTCATAGAATACGATACAACAAAGCAACAATCTACTATCAACATCGCAGTGTAGTAAAAATAGTATTATGCATTACTAGTGACTGGGATTTAAAAGTTAAGAAAATACTCAAAGAACAAATAGGTAAAGAAGATCCATCACATCCTGACTGCAACATACTTACTCCACACAATCCAAGACCATGGCACGGTGATAAAAAATGTCCTTAGACTACAACGAACTAAAAGAATATATGCATACAAAAGATACACTCACATACCCATATATTCAACTCAAAAAAGACTTTGAAAAACACATAGCAAAGATACTAAGAACACAAAGAAAACGAATTCGATTAGACACACACCATGACACCATAATAATTGATGTAACAATCAACAGAGATGTAGCAATCAACATCAAAAAAATATGCAAACTCAAAAAAATATTCCAAGCAGATGATGTAGTCATATCATCACCACAAAGATGTAAAATACACATACATATGATAAGGGAGTGTGAACCGTGAAAAGAGAATATTGGGAAACTCAAGTAAAGATTATAGAGTTACTGGAAGAACGATGTGAAACGATAAGGTATTTGAAGATTGATGACAATGGAATGTCAATTATGACACCATTAATAGATGAGGACATACTACCCTGCCTAGACAAATTATGTGAAGAAAAGAACCTGTGTTACAATTACAAACCACACACTTTACATACGAAGAAAGCAAAGGGTGGTCAGCATAAATATAACCGCAAGTTTACACCAGGTGTACTTTGGAAGTTTATGGTCACACCCTAAAGGTGTGGTCATTATCTTTTAAATACATTCCTTATGAAATATTTAATCAAGGAAGGAAGAACACAGTATACTCACCGATGAGGAGTATTGGCAACTGTCAGACTATCACACAAGGGGGATATACTATAATCTCTTATCCATTCATAATATAAAGGAGTGTATATTTTGAATCATACTTTTTTAGACTTAATAGGTGACCCCGAATTACAAGAAGATCTAAGAGAATGGTTACATCCCACGGACAAGCTTATCAAGAAAATCAACGACTTCACAAAAGGCACAATACTCGAAGACTGCTACCGAACCGCCACAGAGGAAGAAAACACACTAGTTTTAAAATATTATTTAACAGATCACTTATCAAAGGAAGATGAAGAAGAACTCACCCTCCGAGAAGATATATTATATGAAGTAGAATTACCATTAACTGTTAAGATAGAGGTATACGAACCATTAGCATTACCATCACTTACTTTAGGAGGAAAACTAGAATGAACACTCAAGAATTAATGCAAAAAAACCTTGAACGGTTAACAGAAGCCAAAAACAATTATGAAGAAAAAAAGAAATCGTTAGAGATTAAAAGGTTAACCTTGAAATATAGTCCCGAATTTCAAATATATAAGACTATAAAAGAAAAAGAGGAACGTGCAAGACTCGCCACTCAAGATGATGAGTACAACCTCCAACGAGCAAAAGTTATACTTCGTGAAGCAGAGTTAAGAGTAGAAATAGATAAAGTAAACATGGATTTCATGTTCCTTGAACCTCATTGTTGCAATGGTGAATGTAATTGTGAAAAAAGTGAAGATCCTAACCCTGAAAACTGGTAAAACATAAAGGGATGATGTAATGGTGGATGATACTGCAACTAAAGAAATTGCATTAAAATATTCACGAGCAATTACTTTGCTCGATAATACTAGTTACAGAGTATTCGTAGAATGCCCCGATGATAACATATTATTAGAGAAGTCAAAGCAAAAAATACTTGATGCCCTAAAAGAGTATCAAGCATACCTTTTATACTCTGCTAGGATGGATGGGACAATAAAGGAGATATTATGAACCATATAGAAGAAGATATACGATTATTAAACTTCTTGATAAGTATAACACCAAAGGAACATAGAGCCTACAAACCATTGAATGAGTTACTCCAAGAAAAACTTGAACTAACCCATCAATTAGAGGAAGTATTATGAGGACAAGATATGATGTGTTTCTTCACATAAACGAAATGTGTGATATACATAATGTATCATTAAGAAGTATAGCCGTTATTAACTATGTGTGGCATTCACTGGAAGATGAGTATGGTTATATTATTAATAAAGAAGATTTCGAAGATATGTATATTCAGGGTTTAGCATATGAAGATTATGCTAGTGCTACTACTCAAGTTATGGTGTTACGTAACCTGATGATTAACAAACATAACTTAGATGAGGTATAAATTATGGATTTTAGCGAAGCATTAAAACAACTAAAACAAGGCGAAAGCATACGACTAAGAAACAGTGACACCATAATTTTTCTTGATAATGATAAATGGTATGCATTAAACGATGGTGACACATACCCAATTGATGAGGTTGGCACAAAACTGTTAATGTCAATGGAATGGGAAATATACAGAGAATGGTGAATAAAAATGGATGATAATAACATTAGTCAAGAAGTATCAAGAGTATATGATTTTGGTGATGTAATTAAATTTATTACAAGAAGAAAAGGAAAAGCATATCGATTGGGATGGAACGGTGCTAATCAATACATATATCTTAAAAAAGAAGAATCTGCTAAAGTTCAACCCTATATTATGTTTAAAACAGTAAACAACACAGAAGTACCATGGGTAGCAAGTCAAACAGATTTATTATCATGTGATTGGGTTTTAGATAGGGTTTTAGATGAGTCACTCACAGAGGAAGGAGGGGCAGTATGATATACATAGCGTTTGAAGGAGTAGATAACACTGGTAAAACTACTCTTATCAATAAGATTAAACCGTTACTAAATAAAATCATAAAAGAATATGACCTCGGCAAAATAACATACATAGCCGAAAAAGAATTAGACTTTGAAGCAGATGTAATAAAAGATTTGCCTCGAAAAGAAGTAGAAATAATGAAAGCAATACGCTACCATCAACAAAGAACCCAACTACATAAAGATATAGACTTAGACATAGAAATATCTGACCGAAGTATCCTATCCACATTAGCATACCAAGGAGAATATGTACCATTCCATGTATTAGAAGATGTGTTATCTCCTGATTTTGATTACCCTGATTTTGTCGTATTTATGTCAGAGTCAGGTATGGGAATTGCCGACCCTCGACTTAATATTCAGCACAGGTATCGTAATATATTGAATGAGTACAAGATACCATACGTTGAATTTAACAAAGATGATGATGATGTAGAAACTAAGATATTAACTGAGATATTATCATTCATTATTAAACGTAAAGCCAAATCATTAAGTGAAACATTAATCAAAACACATGATATGCCTGTTTTCCGTATTGATTTAGGTGAAGTGAACACGGATAATCAAAAAGAGTTCATCAAAGAGTTGAAAAAGATGATTAACAACTGTGACTTTTTTGGGAAGGATTTCTATGAATTTTGAAGAAGTATACAAATTGTATAAAACAGATAAACAAAAATTCGATGAATGGTACAATCTCGATGAAACAATAGAAATACCATTAAAATTAAACCATTACAGTATCTACCTAATGTGTGAGGCATTAGCTGATGATCAATATAAATCTTTCAAGGAAGATCCCTCCGAGTTTATTGATGATGTTCTATATGAAAGTAGCAACTATTTCCTTTAGGTGTTGTTAATGATTGAAAAACTAACAGAATACTTTAACAGCCTATACATAAGTGAAGGGTTCTACGGAGTAATAAGAGAAATAGACTCAAAACTAGAATATGGGTCAGTTGAAGACAAAGGAGATGGACTCTTCTGTATAACAACCGGTGGTTGGAGTGATGATGAAGAAATACTTGACAGTCTTACAAGTTTCCTCTCACGATTTGGGCAGAAGCATTATGTTGGCAGACTATGTGGTGGAGCATATTATTTTGCTGAAGATAATCATTCAAACCAGTATGAGATAGTAAAGGAGGGTGAGGAAAAGGTCACAAGACAGGAAGCATTAGAAGAAGGAGAATAATAGAAATGGTTATAATCAATGGAGAATTTATACAGAACTGTGCTGAATGCCTACATTACTATCCATTAATATGCTATTTCTACCTTCCAGTCAAGGAAAAAGGTTACGGATACCCTTACGGATACAATGGTGGATGCAGACAGATATACTCCGAATGTCCTTTTGATGAAACGGATGTGATTAACAATGAATGAAAACAATTCAAATCTTATTTTAAAATGTCAGAGATGTGGTAAACCTATAGGTGCTTTCACACCACAAGAGGTGGCTTATGAAATAGGTAATATTATGTCTTATTCTTCTGTAAGAAGAAGGTATGAATTTCTGTGTGATGAATGTAAATATTTTTCTGAAACAATGAAACAAAAACAATACACGTTCAAGGAAATTGACGCTATTGTCGATATAATAAAAGGATTAAACCTCATCAAACCAAATGGTGATGAAATAGAAGCTATGAAAATCACATCACGCAGGAGCATACAAAACGAACCAATGAGTATTGTATTCGAATTGTATAAAAATGAATTGATGATAATAAAAACTGATTCCAAATGAAAAAATGTAAAGATTGTTTGTTTAAATGTACAAAAGGTTCAAGCATTTCATTATGCGATGTTTGCTATGATGGAGATGAATTTGTAAAAGGAACTACGGAAGAATATTTGGAGATAGCAACTAAATACCGTAAAATGAAAAAGCAGATGGAAGAACTTGTAATATTTTACACGGTTGATATGGAAAATCCATCAAAATTGTGTAAAAAATGTAAATTTTTTATAAGTTTTTTAAATACCGGTCAGATGATAATTCCGAAATGCAAAATGGGTCAGAAAAGAGGAGTTATTATGTGTCCTTGGTTTTCACCTATGAAATGAACATAGATGGTTACAAAATGTAATCAACAAAAAGGTGTGGAGGAGAATAAAAAATGAATGAAAAAAACAAATCTGATAAATTCCTACGGTTATACGGAGATTTAAAACATGATATGTTAATACATAACATAACACGAATAAACAATAATGATACTTACATAAAAACAATGGATGCTGATATAGATAATCATGAAATTAAATTAACAGTAAAACTTGCAGAACCATTTGAGGAAATTATAAAAAAATTTCAAAATAAAGACCCTCAAGTTCAACAGGAATTAAAAGATAGTGTGTTAAAATTTTTTGGTTTAAAAAATAAGTCAAATTTGGTTGATTTTGGAATCGAAGCACAGTACCAACAAGTTATAAAATTAACGTATCCTGATTTCTTTGAAGAACTTGTCGATGAAAAATTAATGTTAATCCCAAATGATTATACTAAATATTATGAAGAAGGGAATGTAATTCTTGAATTAAAATTTTAATTTTTTTTATTAAGATCATTAATGAGGAGTTTTTTTGGTATGAGTTTGTTAGAACGGTTGAAAGATGCTGAATTTGTGTTACTAGTGCAACCATCGTATCCACGTGCAAGGAAAAGTAAACATTTCAACACATTCACACCATTACCCCTACTTAAATTTGCCACATTCTTAAGAAATAATAATGTACCCTTTCAACTCATAGAATTTGCACAAATAGATACATACCCACTACCAATAAAAGCAGATTATATACTTGTAACAACTGCTTTCACGTATTGGTCAGATTATGTGAAAGAAACAGTAACATACCTAAAACAATACTACCCTCTTGCTCACTATGTGGCAGGAGGTATATATGCAAGTTTACTCCCAGAGCATTGCCTAGAATACTGTGATTTTGATGAAGTATTTGTTGGAAACATCACATTTCTTGATAATTTACCTCCTGCTTATGATTTAGTAGACTCTGATTGGCAGATAATACACACTAGTCGTGGTTGTATCAGGAGATGTAAATGGTGTTACACATATAAGGTAGAACCCAAACACGTATACCTAAAATCTATTAAAGACATTGTATGTAAACCTCACATCATAATTTATGATAACAATTTCCTTGCAAATCCGTACATAGAAAATATACTTGATGAACTAATCACATTACATGAAGAACGAACCGTGAAATCAGTAGAAGTGCAAAGTGGAATTGATGGAAGATTACTAACACCACATATAGCAAGTAAACTGAAAAAAGCAAACTTCAAGAAAATAACAATCGCATGGGACAACTCATACGATGAACATGAAGATATTAAGAAACAGATAATGATGCTTATCGATGCAGGATACAGGGCTGTGGACTTAAAAGTATTCATATTATTTAATTACACATTGTCTTACAATGAATGTGAAAAGAAACGAGTATACTTATACCGATTAGGAGTGCAAGTGCTACCAATGAGGTATGTGCCACCCACATTAACATATGATGGTTATAATCCACATAAACGCAGACAAACAATAAAAGATTACTACATACACAAAGGGTGGACTGACAACGAGATAAGACAGTTCTTCCGTAACGGTCGACAACATAACATATGCATACGATACAAATGGAATTATTGGAAACGCAGTATGGAAACCAAGAAATTAGCATATGAAACCGTGAATTTCCTACAAACACTCACAGAAGAAGAAGCAGATGACCTCGGATTATTCAACCCCAACAAAGAGCAAAAAATAAAACACATCACAGATCACCAAGTAAGACTAGATTACTATGCAAGATAAACAACTAATGACCCTAAACACTGATGGAACTGTTACAATAAATTATAAACAAGATAATGAACATAAAGAACACGAATGTCCGAATATACACACTGCAATACTGTTCCTACGACAAAAATAAGTACACAAATCATACACACATGTGACCCAAATATGATAATATACACAATTTTTTATAAAATAATAGCATACACATTCCTATTCCTTGTATTAATTGCATTATACATAGACTTGAGAAGTGATGGAGGAAAATAAAATATGAAACAGAGAATAAACCCCATAACAAATGAAAGAACGGATGAAACACTAATAGAAGGCAACACAAACGAAGTAGTAATAACTATGGAAGAAGCAATAAACAAATTCTATGAGATATATACACATTACGAGCAAGAACGTAAAACATATAACTTTGCAAGAGATGAATTTTGTGCGACATTACAAGCATACTTCGGCTGTGAAGATATGATACTAGAAGAAAATGTTGTTACAATAACCATGAACGAATTGCCTATTAATACTTTGAAACAAATATTGGAAATAGATCCTAACCCTCTAATATTTGCAGATGATCATTTGGTAAATGTTACATTTGAAGTATACCACCCCCTATTATTAAATGGTAAAAATAGGGAATGAAAAACATACCCCCCCATGATCTTAGAACTCAGTTTTGCTATGTCAAAAAGGAGGGGTGGTGGTCATTATATTATATAACATAACACTATGAATAAATAAGAATGTGGAAGTAATCACCTTCCTACAATTTCAAATAATATTTAGTTACAACATGTTCATGGGATGGGTAAAATATATTTCCTGTTTTTACTCATCCCCGTAACTACCAAATTATAATCAAAAATTCCGTTAAACGCTAAAAGATGTATAATGGGGTACACCCCCCAATATCCATGTAAAACAGTACCACCCCCCATATATGAAGTAAAATTATACACTTCCAAAAACAAGGGGGGTATATTTCTAGAGATGAGTGAGGCAACTCACCGAGGAGTTATACCAACAAGATAAAGTCTATTAAAACAATGATTAATTATTTTTTTGATTAAAACATACTCCTAAAATTAAGCCTAATAACTTTATAGTTAGAGATAGTTTTTATTAATTGGTAAAAGATATGATAATTGCTTTCATTACCCATGTATTTTATTGTATAATGGTATAGTGGGTGCAACTCCCACCCTCACTCAAAAAAAGGTGATTAGTGTAGATTATAAAATTATCTATGTATTCGATGTGATTTTTTTTTAGAAGATCCTGACTGAAGAAAGTAAAGAGAAGCAACACATAGTATTATGTTCCTGTGGACAACCAAACAAAATGGAGGAGCTAGGTTTTTCCTGCGTAGAACTGTGATTATTGGTGTGGTTTTAAATAAAATGTTGATAGCTTCTTGTATGATGTGTTTGGTTGTTTTTCTGTGTGCTTCTTTTTCTTCTTTTTTCATCTCTCTATCATTTTTCTGATTGGGTACTTTTTGTTTTCCTCTAATTTTCTGTGCCTTTCATTTTTTTCTTTTTTTATTTTTTTTTCTATTTTTTTTCGTGGGTACTTTTTAAAATCCTCTAATTTTCGTACTTTCTAAATTACTCTAATTTCGGCGGCTCTATATATAAGAACGATTTTTTTGGTTGTTAGCGTTTCAGTGGTTTTTAGGAATTTAATCTCCAGAAAAATAAGGCAGGAGAAGGCTTAAAAAAGATTATAGAGGCTAGATAGGTCTTTATTTCCTAAAAGAAGGATAATACTCAGGCTTTAGAGTAAATAAAGCCCAAATGAGCCTTCATTCAGTGAATAAAGAATTTTTTTATAGGATGTTCTGCGGATCTTCTGCCGCCCCTGAAATGATAAGAAATATTTTCCAGTCGTGGCGGCTGTGGTCGTTGCTCCTGGTGGTTGTGGTCGCTGCTCCTGATGACATGAAAAAATAACATAGTATATTATATGAAAAAATTTTTTTTTATGGTTGCTCCTGGTGGCTGTGATGACTTCAACACAAAAAAGAAAATATGAATATATTATAAGAAAATATTTTTTTGTGGTCGGGGGCTGTGGTCGTACTTGATGACATCCAACACATAAAAAAGTATAGTATATTATATGGAAAAAATGTTTTCCAGTCATCCACAACAGCACCAGGAATACAACACAAAAAAAGAAAAAAATAAAAAAAATATGAAAAAATTTTATAACACTTCTTTTAACAATTACTTAACAGTTACTTTTTATTTTATTTTATTAAATTTTTATTTTTTTCAGTTAATTAAATACAATTCATATAACATTTTTTGTACTGATTAAAGTTATTTAATGTATACTTTAAAAATAGGTGGCTTTATATACTGCCACCTACAATATTATAATTGTGGCAACATACACGGGACTAAAAAAGAAAAATATTTATTAGTTCCTTAAGTGGCTGTGTAAGGTGGTAACCTATCACTTATATTATAAGTGGTCGTGAGTTACCTTACAAAAAAAAAGTTACTTAAAAGATAGTTTAAAGGAGTTATAAAACACGTACACGCCCTTATTTTTTGTTTTGTGGTCGTGTCTGGTCGTGTTTAACTGTGTAACTTCTTAGTATTTATGATTAAACGGGGCTTAATACCTTTCATAATTATACAATGAGTTATGACATAAAGAAAAAACAAAAAACAAGGCACAAAAACACTTTAACTAAAAAAAATTAGGAGCTAACAGCTCCAGGAGATGTATTTAAATGTTAGATTTAACAAATTTCAATGGTAAAAAATTTTTTGACCTTTTAAGTCCACAGGATGCGATTAACTTGTATAATACACTAGTTATTGAAAATAACTGCGATATAGAAATTGTAACATCAACAGAAAATCTCGGGGATTACTTTGGATGTGATGTTGAAAAATTCATAAATCATTATATCCCAGGAGCCGCCGCCGCGGATTATTTTGTAATTGATGTGTACGAGCATATATATTTTTTAAGTTTGTTTCAATGTGTGGATTATGTGAATAGTGATTCAATCCCGTATTTATTAAATATGGATTGGGATATTTCAGAAAGAGTATTAAAAGAAAGTGGACTTGAAGAAGAAGCAGAAGAAGCAGGAGCTATATTTTCTGATGACTAATTAATTAAGTCATCAGTAATTATTAATTTTTTTTAAAAAGGAGTGAATAAAAATGACAAAAAAACATGATGCTAACGAGTATTATTGTATTTATAATAGCAGTGAGTATTTATTTAGGAGAACAAAAGAAAGTTTTAAGGATGATAATATAAATATTAAATCTAAAAGGCTTTTAGAGTGTTGTTATCGTGTGTTATCTGATAATAAACATTATATGCTTTTAGAAATTGATAATAAAAGTTTATATGATTTAATGGATGATATTAAAGAACTTTATCTTTCAAATACTGAGTATTACTATATATATGAGGACGTATTTCAGAAAGAAGACAGACATATTGAAGGGTTTATTCCTTTCTATAATCATAAAACACGGTGGAAATATCATAAAGAATTAAAACAGTCTAGTTTATTAGAAATAACACAGGCTTTAACACTTGACGTGTTAACAGGTGCTTATTCCTTCGGTTATACTTTCTGGGATGATTCATTTTATTTTGATGTTATCGACTTTAAAGATTATATTGATGAAGTCGACACACTGGATTTTTTAAATAATTATTCTGAATTTGGAACGTATTACATATATGATTACCTTTATGAATTCTTATTTAATATGCAATATGAAGACATATACCAGTTTATGAAAACTAAACCTACATACGAGGAACGCCTTGACTATTTAGAATATATAAATTATGATGAAAGAGAATTTGCATATGAAAGCCTTAATTTAACTGAGGATGATTTAAACAAAATAGACTAAAAAACTTTAAGGAGTGTATAAAAATGAATATAGACAATTTTATATTAGCTAATAGTGATTTTAAATATGAACTTGAAAGTGCTTTTTATGTGTTACAAGAATTATACTGTAATAGTTTTAATGAATCAGAGTTTATAGAGTGTGTGAAGTGGTGCAATAAATGTGGCACCACTTATACAACAGATATTGTTAAAAGTTATGATGACTATCAGATAGTATATGAAATACTAATAAATCATAATGTTTATTACTATTCAATTGAAAGCATAAACGACTTAAAAAACTTCATAGTAACATTATATAATAATAACATCCTAGAATACTGGAGTTATAAAGAATTAATTGATGTATTAGAGCGCCGCGCTGGAAATGAACGGGTCTTAAATATTATAAACATCATGAAAGATAATTTATTATTTGAATTAATGGACGATGATATTTATTATAAGAATCCTAGCAGGTTCGGGGACGCTTTCTTATACTGTGAAAAAGAATATTATGATATATCTGATGACTATAAACAGTTTATAGAATACTATAAACAGTTTAAAGACTATTATAAAATAAACATCCCCCTAAGTGATGAATACATAAAGGAGTGTTTCTATGATGACTAATCTATTAAATACATTATATGCAGCACCTATTCTATTAACATTATACTTTTATTTTTTTGATACAAAAAAACTTTTAAAAAACCTTAAGGAGTGTTATTTATGCAAGAACTAAACTTAAATTATGATACAGAGTTATACAGTATATCCGAACAAATAGAACCATTATTAAATACTTCAATTAACGAGGACTTAATTATTAATTATAGCTTTGATTTCACTGTATACTGCTATAATACCCACAGTAAATATAAATTTAATGTATACTGCAATGAGTGGGATATTAATATATACTGTGATAACAATACAGAGGATATAACACAACTAATAGAACTATTCAAAGATAACGACTATATATTAACAAATATGTTATTCGAACACAAAAAAGGAGACAATTTTAATTTTAATGAAAATATCAAAATAACACTAGAAAAAACAGAAATACACATACTAAACTATGAAAGAAGGGATAAAAAATGATACCTATAAAAAATACTGATGACTTGTTATATTTATTAAATAATTTAGATTTATTTGAATTTAACGAGATAAAAATTGAATTTGAAAACATCGATTTCATAATAAAATGGACTGGTACTTATGAGTATGACAGTTACAAGTGTTATAAATACGATGGAAACACATACCAGGATGTAACACTTCATTATATATTTTACACAGCAGAAACACAACCATTTATTAAAGTGGTGGTATATAATGAATAACAATCACACAGCCTTTTTTAAACTGGTTCTATTCTGTTATAGTATAGGCGCGTTAATAGCTGCACCCTGTAACATAACACTAATACTATTAGTAGCAGTCATTATATTATGCTTATTATAGGAGTTTAAAACAGTAGAAAAAAACTATTGTTTTAAACTCCTATTTTTTTTTTAATTTCACCTTATCATAAAATAATATTCAATTGATATATATTTTATTCGTAACCATATATAAATTATCCCTAAAACAAAAAAGCCACCAAAACACAGGAAAACACAAATACACAAAAAATCTAGCTCTATCGACTGAATAGAATTTTATCTGGTCGTTTTTGGTCGTGGTTGGTATGGTATATATTATATTAGAAGTATTAGGCACGGGTTATATTTTTTTAACTGGTGCTTTTTTTTATTGAATTTATTGTTACTTCGTTATACTATTGTATAACGAAGTAAAATTTTATTGGTTACTGGTAACATGATTTTTTATTATTGAATACTGTTAATAGTCATCAAGTATTATGGTAGTTAGTCGATAACACCAGTTATATTTTAATGACTATTACCATTAAATTAGATAGGTAGTAAAATTTATCAAAAAAATAGCAGTTAATATAGATAACATAGTATATTTTTTTAAAGTTTATGTATTTTCTATTATGCTATTATGTGTTATGCTGTCATGTCATCCACAGCAGCACCAGGAAAATATAAAATAGTTTTGTATTGTTACGTTGTGATGTCATGTTATAATGTCATCATGTCATGATGTCATAATGTCATGTCATGAAAAAAATATATTTTCCACTCATCAAAAAAAAGTTGATGTTAATGATCTTTAACCACAACTTGAAAAAAAATTTTTGAAGTTGAAAAAATTAAATGTTTTAGATCACTAGGATATAATTTTTTTTTGTTGAAGTCATGAAGTCATAACTTCATTTACTGGAAAATATTTTTTATGTTATTATGTCATGATGTCATGTCATTTCATAATGTCATGTTATGATGTCATGTTATGGACTGGAAAATATTTCAACATCATATAATAGTTTATGTGTTTATCATATGTGATGACATGTCATCAACACAACAAGAAAAAAAGTAAAAAGTAATAGTAAATATGTGATGTCTTAAGACTTCATGACTAATAGTAATTTTATCTATTATGACTATATGAAAAAATGTAAAAATGTGAAATGTAAAAAAAGAAGTAACTAAGAAATAAGACTGTTAAGCTATAGCATATAACATAATATTTTTTTCTTATGCTGCTATGTGTTGTTATGTTGTTATGTTGTTTATCTGTTATAATGTCATGTCATCACTAGGAATATAATAATACATGTATTGTGTTATATGATGTCATGACATGAAGTCATTAACAACACAACAAAAAATATTTTTTTTGTTACTGGATGACATGAAGTCATCAATGATAAGAAGTGTATAAACTTTTTTTTGTAACTGGATGACTTGAAAAAAATAAGACTTTAAGGCATCATTTTTAAACCTGAAAAAATTTTTTCATTTCAGAACTAAGAAGGTATATTATTATTATTTATGATGATTATTCACGTGAAAAAAAATAAAAAAAAACACACCGTAAAAACACCGCTAAAACACAACAAAGACAGGAACGGGCTTTAAACGCCCCTCCCCCGTTTTATTATAGGAAAAAGCATAAAATTTATAGAGCGGACAGACAAGTTTTTTGTGTGTGTGGTGTTTTTTTGGGGGGTTTTTTGTAATGAGGTGGTTGTTATGGTTAAGAGTGATTTGTGTGATGTTCCTGTTGAGGGCGTTGTTAGTGTTGAGAATGTTTGTGGTGGAACAGTTAATGTTGGTGTTGGTGTTGATGTAGTAGAAGAGGGTGGTGGTGCTGCTCCTGTTAGTTGTGATGTTGGTGGTTTACACGTAGAATTGTTACGTATTCCGAATTATGGTATGGAGGGTATTGTGTTTAAGGTTACTGATATTGTTACTGGTGATTTGTGGTCTGATGATGGTCGTAGGTCTGGTCAGTTTGGTGGTAACACTTTCTTCCTTGATAAGGCTCAGATGGGTGATTATGAGGCTAATGGTTGGGTTCGGTTTGAGAAGATTATTAATGGTGTGATTCCTGTTAATGGTGGAAGTGGTAGTGGTACTAGTAATGGTGTTTATGGTGCTTTTACTGGTGAATGGTATGCTATGGGTACTTATGATACTGATCCTCATAGTGGTGTTGTTAATACAGGTATTCGTGTCACATACCATGACCCTGAATCCGATGAAGATGATGAAGTGTATGATTTAATTATTGGTGTTCCTCCGTTCACTGTTAATGGGGGGGGGCAGTAATTAGTGCCGATCATTGCATAGAATTACCTAGTGGTAATGTTGCTCTTAGTTTAAGTTGGATTATTAATAATCAAAAGATATATGCAATTCCAATGTATGATATTGGAACTGCTTATCCGATAAATAGTGCTGTGTTAGAAGAAGGTGAATCACTAGGACAATATTATTGGAATGATAGTGTGAATGGAATTGATTATGTTAGAGAAGCACAGCCACTTGTTACTATTGAAGATGTGATAATTAATGGTGTTAACTGTGGTATTTCTTCTATAGAAGCACCTTCTCCTAGTAATGCACAGTTTGTTATCACTTACAGAAATGCTGGTTATATGCAACTAAAAAATAATGTTGCTTTAAAAGTGAGTGTAATTTATCCTGAAACTGATACAAAACAATATTACTACTTTTATTGCAAATAGTGTGTAAAAAATCACACATTACCCATTCTTTTGGAGGATGAAATATATGGGAAAGTATGATATGCGTGTCGTGAAGATGGCGTTGAAGGACTGTGTAAGTCCTGATTATAACCCTCGTAAGATTAGCGACACTGAATTTGAAAAACTTAAACATAGTATTAGAACGTTCGGGTATAATGACCCTATTATTATTAATCAACGTAACAATCATATTATAGCTGGTAATCAGAGGCACAGGGCTTTAACTGAGCTTAATCGTGAGAATCATGGTAAGTATAAGGTTATTGATGTTGTCTTGCTTGACCTTGACCCTAAGGATGAAAAGACTTTTAACATTGGTCATAATAAGATTAGTGGTGAGTTTGATGGGGAGAAGCTCGAGGAGTTGTTAGCCGAACTTGAAGATGAAGATGTTGACATGGCATTAACTGGTTTTGGCGAGTTTGATGATGATTTATCAGAGTTCCTCGAGGAAGAAGATGAGGAGGAACTGTTACCCTTAAAGGAAGATGTTGGTGATGTTGAATACATGTTAACCGTGAAATGTGCAAGTAAGGGACAACAAGACTTCTTGTTTAATGAGCTTCGTGGCAAAGGTTATCATGTGAAAGCCACCCAATACTAGACTGTGTATTATTCTTTGGGGAATGTAGTGGTAGTGGTGTAACCATTCGTGTTATGGTGAGGGAACGTTCTAATACATTTCTAGTATATGGTATATTTCTATTCCTCCGAATTGTGATAATGTAGACACATAACGATGGGGTTTCATTTGTTTAGTTTATTGTGAAGATGTTATTAATCCTGTAATGCTGTTGTTCTAATATTTTTTGCCTTGCCCCCTATTGTTATGTGTGTTATATTATCCTAGACTTGTTTATGTTCGAAAAAATTTATATCTAACCTCTTATTATGTTTTTTTATTCTCCTTTATTCTTTTTTTTCGGCATAATGTGGTGTTTGGAGGATTTTAAGCCCCACTTCAAAATTGAAACTTTTTCTTACAAAAATATGATTATTACTTCAGAGATTGAACATGGTTTGAAACAAGAACTGATTCTCAACCCATGAATGTTAATTACAAAGAGGTGTGTAAAAAAATGCAAAATAGTAAACAAATTGAAGCATTTAATCGATACTTCGAATATACAAGCACTGGTATGAAAGTGCGACCTGCAATTCAGAAAATTAAAAAAGAGTTCGGTGTCAGTGAAAAAACTGTATACAATTGGCGTAACAATTTCCAATGGGATAAAAGAGCAACAGAACGAAGCATTAAGCTTAACAAGGAATTAGCACAAGACATTCAGAACCAAGCCGATAAAGCAGTCAAAGACTATAAGAAACCATTCATAAGCATTCTTAACCGACTGATAAAACAGTGTATACATAACAATCAAGTAGAAATCAAAACACCGAAGGAATTAGTTACTGTAATGGAAACTGTGATAAAACTACAAAAAGAATTGGATATGCATACAACCAATATTATTAGCAGTGAATACAGTCGTGAAAAACACGTTAAAGAAATTAATAGCTTGTTAAAAGAATTACAACACGAAAGCATATCAACTCCTAAAACCGAAGCCGAAGAAAGTTTACATGATGGTGATGCTCTTGAAAATGGATTACAAGACACTGAAAATCACATCATGGGATAAGAAACTGTATGGCTTAACTATTCTTGATAATCCTTATATTGACCTTAAACCATTCCCTAAACAAGCAGCTGCTATAATGTATAATTATAAGTTTAAGCTACTCGGTGGAAATGCTTTTAGTGGTAAGTCATTGGTTGGTAGTATGATTGCTAGTCAATGGCTCATGTACCCTCATTATCGTTGTCTTATCCTCAGGAATACTGATGATGATGTTACTGCTACTGGTGGTATCGTAGATTACCTTCGTAAATACTTGCTTGATGAAGATAAACTCGGCGACCTTACATGTGAACTCAAAGAAAACAAAAAAGAGTTCGTAGCACCCAGTGGTGCAAAAATCATGTACAACAGCCTAAACACCAGTAAAAGAAAAGAAAAAATCAATGGTAGAAGTTACCATCAGATAATATGGGATGAAGCCGCCACTAACAAGCGTGAAAACTTGTCTTATGTTGTAAGAAGTCTTAGGGAAACCACTCCTCCCGAAGATGGTGTGCGTATTCCACAAAGATTATACTTCATCAGTAACCCTTCCATAAACAGTGGTAGTGAATTTCTTCGTGAAAACTTCGTAGATCCTAAGGGAAAATATCCTTATTTTGAATTATCTTTCAGAGATAATACTGCTATTGACCCTGATGATTATGCTCAAACACTTGAGATGCTTGACCCTATTGATAAGGCAAGTCAGTTGTATGGTGACTGGTATTTTGTACCTGATAATGGTCTTATTCTCAGTAGTGATGAGTTTAGACAGATGTTACGACCATTGTCATGGCTTAATAATATTGAAGAACGTAAGCCTGACTTTAACGTGGTCGGTGTTGACCTTGCAAGTACGGGTGAAGATAAAACAGCACTTTGTAGTATAACTCATTATACTGATGGAACGGCTGCTATCGTTGATAGCTTACAGATACAACACAGTCACACGGAAGAACCTATACGAAAATTCCTTGAGAAGCAACAAGCATTATATGGTACTAATATTATCGTGTTTGAAAAGGAAACTGGTGCAAGTCCTGAATATGCTAAGAAATATTGGAACGACATCTTATCTGACCTACTATTAGAGGGTGGTACAAGCCTAACATTCTACCATCCAACCGATAGTAAGTTTGAAAGAAGCCGACCCCTCGCACAGTGCATAAGAAGAAAACTATTATACATCAACGAGGACTTACCCGATAAAAGAGATTTACTCAACCAGTACATGTATGTACACCCTGATAAAGAGCAAATGGAAAAGTACCCAAGTCCTGATATGCTTGATGCAAGTACCCTAACATTCAATCACTGGAATATGTACTTTAACATCGGTACTGGTAAAATTAAAACAAGTTACAAATACGGAGCAATATAGCCATGTTTAAAAATGACCCTATTTCAATCAGTAACAAGATTACAAGTGGAATAGACACTATAAAAAAGTCATTGGATCATACATTTAAGCCATTGACTTTCAAACATAGAAGTCATATCTCAGGGCATATCTACCCACTAGTAAATGTTAATGATTGTAGAATGATTACTAGAAATTATCCTATTCTTGCAGCTATTATACGAATATTGGCTAACGACATTATCCTTAATGAGTTTAACTTTTATTTACATCAAAAATGTGATAACTTCTATGAATTAGACCAATTTTGGATAAATAACAAACCCGAACTCATGAAAGCTGTTAAACAGTTCCTCGGTTATGGATTTGGAGCATGTGAGGTGTTAATGGATAATGTTACCCTAGAACACCCCACTAAGCTCAAACAAATTGATTGTCAGTATCTTTCAATAGCTGTCCGTAAGTTCAATGGTAAAGAGTACCATTATGCAGAGTACCGTAAGAATAACGAGTTAATAAAGCTTTTTAGGATTACAAGAGAAGATTATGAAGATGTTTCACCTCTTGATGATAAAAGTGTAGGTTATGTGATTTGGCTCGGCGGTGATACTGAAAACGAGTTTTTCAGTGAACCTGCATGGACTTCTGCTTACCTTGATATTATCACGGCACTTAAGAAGAAGGAATTAGATTTCAATGTTATACAAGAGGGTAACCTTCCTAAAGGTGTGTTATTCATTAAAAGTCCACCTTCCATTAGTCATGAAGGAGAAGAAAGCACATACTCCGTGCTAAAAAGACACTTCAAAGAGTCAAGAGGAGGAGTAGCAATATCATACCTTGAAACTCCTGTTAACGACCTTACGATGAGTACCGAATATGTTAAATTACAAGATGATAACTATGATTACCTTAATCAGTTAATTCTTGCAACTGATGATCTTATTTTCTGCCTTTATGGAGTGCCAAAAATAAGGTTAATGGTATATAATGGTAAGAATCGTAACGATGATGAAGATACTGCAAGTGCTTATGAAATATATACAAGAGATTTAAACAATTACCAACTTCCAATAGAGCAAGAAATTGACATATTTAACCAAGATTTCTTTGGAGTAACAACAACAACCGACATCATAACACCAGTATTTGCAGAAACAGCACAAATCAAAGTACAAACAATCATAGACTTATTCAGTGTAGGTTTAATCACCTTAAAAGAAGCCATAAGCCGTATCACTCCATTATATCCTGATATGGATTGGAGCGATGTTGACTTCAACGACCCTGAATTAAACCAAAGATTCTACCACGGAATGCTATTCAGTACCCCTGGTGTAGACACTGGTATGGAAGGATTGTTATACGAGAATATGAGAGGGGGTATGACCAATTCAACTCAATTCCACCCAGATGCAACGCCTGAAGAACTCCATCTTCCTCCAAGAAGCTTATTCGGAAGGTAGTAATGAGTACGCTAATGATTGGGACTTGTTTTTATACGAAAGTATGGTAGAACACAGTTACAAACCCGACCATAAGCCGTTACTCATATTGTTATTTGCCATGTTTGATGCTCATGTATTAACAGAGTTGGGTGATGAAGTAAGTAGTAAAAGCTTGTCAAAACTAGACAAGAACACACAGTATTTCTATCGTAACGGACTTCCAAGGAACGATACAATACAACAAACAATGTATAACAACATTTACTACAAAATGGCTCACCCATGGTACAAGATACACTTCGGCGACCCATTCATACCCAACGATTATGAAACACGAAGTGTAATTGACCAACATTCCAAGGCACATAGTATAGAAGAAGCTAATTATGCTTTCAGATACCTTATGAGGTGTATGGATTATGTGTCCGAGCAAAATGTAACACTAGACTCTGATAAGTACATCAAAGAAATAACAAAAAACCATGAAAAAAGGCGAAGTACCCCTATATCAAACAACATCAAAAATGGTGAATTAAGTGGTGGTAAACAGAAACCACTACTAGACCTTGACCTCCACATAAAAGATTCGTTCACCTATTTACATAACGTATCTGAATTTGAAGCAAAAGTATATGCAAACAGCAGAGCATTCATTCTAGGACATAAAGAACCATATTCTCATAAAACATGGATATGGAGTCGAAAACAAAAAACACGACACTCTTTCATGGAAGGGCAAACAGTACCCATCAATGAACCTTTTCAAGTAGTAAACGAACGAACTGGCGAGATGAGTAATCTCATGTTCCCTAGAGATTATGCAAGAGATAGTAGTGGAGCAAACACCATAAACTGTGGCTGTGATGTTCACTACCATAACAATACAAAAGGTTATGTCCCAAATGGTCAAAATAGATAAAAATAATGCTCTTTTCATAAAAGGAGTTGTCATCGCAAACGGAATACCTGATAGCGATGGTGATGTCCTTACAAAAAAAGACATTAAAAAACTAATCAGTAGTTTCTTATCTCATCAAACAGACACAAATCATGACTTCCTGCAAAATATGGGTGTAAAAATCATTGAGAATTACATCTCGCAGACAGAGGAAACCATAGAAGGACATAAAATTCCAGTTGGGTCATGGTTAGCCGACCTAATCGTATGGGATAAAGAAATAATAAGTATGGTAAGACAAAATCGTTTGAATGGACTGAGTCTTGCGAACCAACCTGATAGAGATGTAGCAACGGATGCTAATTACTTATTGAACCATAGGAAAACTTACTCACAAATTAAGGATATGGATAAGATTACTCCTACCTTCATCTCTCTTGTGGAAAAACCTGCAAACGGATTTCCATTTGAATACTATTCTTACAAAACTTATCTGACAAAAAGCAAAGGACAGGAGGAAGATAACGTGTCCGAAGAAACAAAAGAATTAAGTAAAATTGCTACTAGTTTGATTGAAGTATTAGGTCATCAGTTAAATGGTACACCTAATGGTGAAGCAATTGTAAAAGCAGCACCTCCACAAAGTGGAATAGCTCCTGCAATGCAACAACCACCAGCACAACAGTATGCACCTACACCTCAACCAGCAGTAGAACCAGCAACAATGCAAAGTATCGATGCAAAACTTGACAAACTCATACAAATCATGAGTGGGGCAGGTCAAGTACAAAAAGCAGAAGATCCTACAAAAAAGAAAAAAGTTAAAGGTGATGGAACATCTGCTAAAACAAGTGGTCATGGTGAAAGAACACCTACCTCAACTCCTAAACAAGAAGAAGAAGTTGAAGAAGGAGTAGAAACTGAAACCACTGACTTAGCAAATGAAGGTGGAGAAGGAAATTCCCCTAAAACCGAAGGTAACGATGGTGGCGACACCGTTTCAAAAGAAGAAAAAACCAATGATGAAACAGGTCAACCACAAACCAAAGAAAGCGGAGCTTCCCTCAACCAAGTTAAACCTACACCTAACAACAATGTTCAACCTAGTAACAAACTACAAGGACAAAATGGTGGGAGAACTGTTGTAAAATCAGCTCCAGCTCAAACACAAAACTCAACCGTTTCCGACCCAGTTATACAAAGTTATAACACTCAAGAAATCGGAACTAAAAGAGATGCATTAGGTAGACCTATACGAGATTAAATGGTGATATAATGTTAGTAAATTCACAAACAATTGATAATCAAAAGTCATTCATAATAAAATGGGCAGAAACCCCTTTTAATTCCGAAACCGAAGGTGTTGAATCAAGATATGCATTTAACCCTGGTTGGACTCAACCAACACAGGTTGACACATTCTATAGAAGAATGGAAGAAAAATCTTCAATCTTGAAAGATTCAACAAGAATAACAATGGATAGCTTACAACAAGAAATTGACTACTTAAGAACCGAATTAAACTTCGATGACTTAAGATACGTACAAACACTTGATGATGAAGCAGATATTGGAAAACCAATCCAAGATGTGTACAAATTCAAAGAAAGCATCCCACACTTCAACAGAAAAGAATTAATCATAACAAACTGTGTAGCAAGAAGCTTACTTCCTGAATCCTTCCTTAAAGAAAACATAGAAAAAGAATCATTCTTATCTTCCTATGAAGGCGACCTTGCAAGTGCCGCAGCTCCTACTGTTGAAAGATTAGGTATGTACTCCATACTCGACCCATCAAGACCACACGGTCGTTCTGCAATGGATAGTAAAAACGGAGTATTCCAACAACTCGCACAAATCAACAAAAACAGTACAACAGGTTCTGATGACCCACAAGGTTTCGGAAGTCCTTTCATAACAAAACAAGGAAATGTTGTAGAGCAATTCATGGATAAAATCGATGAGTTCATCGCACAAAACGGTAAAGATGACTACGCTCAATTCTACATCAGTAGATCATTATACAACAAAGTGTTAAAAGAAGTTTCACAACGTGAAACAGATGGTGGAGATGGAGTATTATTCAATGGTAGAGAAGTATCCATATTTGGTATACCACTTAAAAGAGTATCCTTCCTCAACCCAAGAACCAGTGCCGAAAAACGTAACGGATGGGGACACCTCGCATTATTATGTGACCCTGCAAGTTTATGTTGGGGTTTCTTCAACGAATTAGAATCCAAATCAAGTTACATCCACGAAAAATTATCCTATCTTAACACATTACAAGTAGGATTCGATGTAATACCAATTTGGGAGCAAGACTTACTTGCATTTAACATAGATGACTTCGGTAGTGGAACATTAACACTCAAAGTATTAAATGCAGCTGGTGAAGGAGTAAACGGTGCAACAGTAGAAATTTACGACCCTACAAGTGCAACACCTGACACCCCATTATTCACAGGTACAACCGCAGCAGCACAAGTTCTTGATGTTGATGGAACACCTATGACCGATACTGATGGTAACCCTATCGTTGAAAACGGTGTAGCCGAAATCGCAGATATTCCATACGGTAAATACACAGTAAAAGTATCTGCTACTGGATTAAAAACACAAGAGTTTGAATCCACCATCATAAACAACGATAAAGAAACAATGTACGTTACCCTCAAAAAATAAGCATAAAAAATTAACATAAGGAGTTGATGAATCATGGTATGTGAACCTTGCTTAACTGATGATTACATTGACCGTATTCTCTCATACCTCCAAGGGTGGCACTTAGAACCACGACCATGTGAGCATATGCAAGAAGAGTATGCTACTTCTTTTCTTGAAGATGAGAATTTACATGATTCTCTTGAAGAAATTAACACTATAACTCGAAATGAGTTACAGTTATTCTTTGAAAAGGGAAAAGAACATGTTAAAGCATGGATATGGTTCGATTACATTCCCAGTATCCCAGTAGTACATGAAGCATTGCTAAAATGGACTGCGGGACTTATTTGGAAGAAGTATAATGTGAAAGAAGTTGAACTCACAGACCGTACCAATGCTTACGGATATGGTGACCAACTGATTAACAGTGCAAAAAATATGTTGAAACCTTACATTCGTACACGATTAAGGAGTTTGAACTAAAATGGCTGCTTCAAAGGAATTAGTGCAACATATTGATGTGAAAGGTACTGTTAAGGGTTGTAATAAGGCAAGGTATAATCTTTGTCTTGACAAGATAATGTTTGAGTTCGAAAAAGAATGTAAAATGAAATTGTCACGTGTTGTACAAAGGGTAGGACATGAAGTGAGTGATGTTGCAAAGTATCAACAACACGCAGGTTTAATGCATTATCGTGCTATTTTTACTCGTAGGTTGTATGATAGTATTGCACTTAGACAATTAAGTCAAGATCAACTACACGCAAGTTATGATGTTGCAACAACACTACATGATAAGTACCCTCTTGCCCTTATTAAGGGTAGACCTAAGGATGGAAACGCAGTATTACCTGTAAGAAAAAAAGCATTGACAATCAGATTAACACCTGACACTTCCAGTAAAGTCACCCCTAAAGGTTCAATCGTAAGACCCAAAGCAAAAGCATCTAAACCAAAGAATTATATGAAATTCTCGGATGAACATTTGCACCCTATGATACCTGGAATGATAAGGAGGTACGTAAATGAACTATTCAGATGAAATAGTTGACCATCATGGAGAAGATACATTATACACCCTCGACACCCAAATTTATAACCTATTTCTTGATGCAAAAAAATGTGGAAACAGATTGCTAAAACATTTTAAAATTGAATATCCCGAGCAATATCCACAGGCTTATATCAATAGTATAAATGTGGGTCGAACCTTTACATACCCTGATGCTCAATCAACTACTTTTGACACTAATGCTTATGAAGTTACGGTTGAAATCGTAATCACTACAAAAAATTATAAGACAATGCAAAGGCGTGAAATTCTTAAAACTGCTTGTTACGAGCTTGTAAGGATTATCGAAGAAAGTCCATTGTCAAGCTTTTGTAAGGTTGATTCTAATGTCTTTGAATATGATAATACGAATGTTATCACTAATGCTCGGCTCATAGTTAAAGGCATTGAAAGATTCAACAAAGATGCAGAAGAACGAGAATACAAGCGTATTTGCAGATTATTAGAAACTATTGAACTTAAAAGTTTTAATGAAGGAGTTTGATAAACTTGCCTATAGATAGAGCAGTTATACCTGCACAATTATTTATGCCCGGAAGATCTAACCCTGCTATCCGTATCGGATATGGTGATAGAGTGGCAGTTATTGGAGCATTTCCAACAATAAGTAAAACAGTCATCTCCGTTAATTCTTATCATGATGCTATCGAGGAATTAAATATTAAACCTGGTATCAACGATAAGTACCATACAAATAACCCAGCACGGAATGAAAACCAACTTAACCCTACTAAAGACTACTTTGATGGGGCAAGATGTTTAAAACACTTATTCAGAGAAGGAAGTTCCGATAACAATGTATCACAAACAATCATTATAAACACTTCCACCGATTCTATGCAATGTGCCTCTGATGATTCTACCATCAAATTATTAAATGGTACTCTTATATTTGGAGAAGCAACAGATAGTGCTGATGTAATCAGTGCAAATGGTGGAACTGCCCCTACAACTACTCCATCCACAGGTTCAACCAGTGGAGAAGGCAGTGGTAGTGGAGAAGGTAGTGGAAGCACAGGTACTGGAAGCACCACTCCAACACAAGGAGCAAACGGAAGAGTTCTTCTAGACAAACTAGACTACGCACTTGAAAGATTAAGAGAAGAAGATTATGACATACTATTATTAGCATTCACACCTACTCTTGACCAAGTTGAAAGATTAATAAAATTCTGTAAAGATGAATACAGAAGAAGTAACCCTATCGGTATGATATACGGTTACGGTTCAACACCAAGAGCTGTAATCAAACCCGAAACAACATCAAGTGTTGTAGAATCCGTTGTAAACACTACAAAATCACAAAGTATCACTGTTGAAGAACAAAATGCTATTAAAGCTCAACTTGAAAAATTCAAGAAAGCTACCGTTGAAGAAAACCATCATCACACACTATATGGTTTAATACCTCAATCCTTAAAATTAACATATGAGGAAAACTATTTAGCACCTATCGAATCAGCAGCATACTACTGTGGAGTTGTAGCTGGAAGAAAAGTAAACGAAAGTATGATTGATGAAGTCATACCATACGTAGAATCCGTGAACGAAGATTTAGTTTACGAAAAGAACTCTGTTATGGGAACTGCTACAGATGGATATGCACTTGTCGAAGCAGGTGCAACAATGTTCAAGAAAAACGGCAGAGCCTCTAACGAAGTTGTATGTATCAACAGTACCCAACCAGGTAAAGGAAGTAGAACCTACGACTTAAGCCACATCCGTACTGCTGCATACGTAATAAGAAAACTTGACCTAAGAGAGTTCTTCGGTGAACATGAAAACAGAGTTACATATGATGCAGCTCTAACAAAACTCACGACAATACAATCCAACCTTGTAAGTCAATTCAATGACATCTTATACAACATTGCTTACTCACTCACACCTCACGACAATAACTGTCTTGATGTGTATGTGCAAATAGAAATGTATGATGTACTCTTACAAGAAGAAATCTACGTAAATGAGGTGGTATTACCATGGCAACTGTAAGTTGTAATTATGCAAAAAATTACAAAAGCCTATACATCGAAGGCATAAAAATCAGTGAGGCAATGGAATTTTCATACAACATGGAATCCGAAGATCATAAAGATGTTCACTTCGATGGTGTAAGACATGGAAATCATAAACACCCTGACATTACCATCACACTCAATAGGCTCATCACTTACAAAATGACTGATGAAAGAACTATTGACCGTTTACTCAATTGTATGCTCACTGACCCTAAAACTATCACTTACATTGAGCAAAGAAGTGAACCTAATGGTGATGGTACAATCACAGTATCAAGAAAAAACATCAGCTTCAAAAATTGTAGACTCACAAAACGTGAAGAAACTTACAATGCTGATGAAAACAGTAAAATGAATCTTGAATTTACTAGTGAAGGTGTCATACACGATGATAACCAACCTATGTGGAGTGAAGTAGACTAACTTCTCTCATTATTTTTTTTTTATTGATTAAAAAACAGTTTTTTTTATGTAAATTCAGTTTATATCCCTCAAACAAATTAACAAAACAAGAAAGTATATGATGGATTTTTTTTTATGGAATTTATAATTTATTTTATACAATAAAGGAGTGTTATACCATGGCTAAAAAACAACAAGCAGAAGAAAAAATAGTAACAGATGTACCCGAACCTACAACCGAAACTTTCACAGTAAAAGTGGAAGATGAAGCAGCAGTAGACATTATGGATTACTTATCCGAACCTGGAATCAAATTAGGTATTGATAATCGTAAAAAAATAGAGTTTACCATGACTGATGGAAGAAAAGTAAAAGCAATCATAAGACCTTTATCAAGTGATGAAAGTGTTGCTATCACCCAATTTGCAGAAGAAAGTGGTGTCAGTATGGATAAACTTGTTATACAAAAAGGATTGTATGGTATGGATGGTAAATCACACATTCCTGACCTTTTACTTGAAAAGTTCCCAGTAGGATTATGTGCTGAAATCGTGCAAAAGATTATGGATTTCAGTGGTTATGGTGCTGATGAGCAAACTGTTGAAGCTATAAAAAAGAATTAGACTTCCGTGAGGAAAAAAGCACACTCTCTTATCTTACACGCTTGTACATGGCAGGGAAATTGTTTAATAATGATAAGCCGTTGACTGTGTTGCAGGAAGTAGTGATTTTAATCATGGAAGATATTATTATGGATTGGAAGATAGAAACCAAACAACTTTTATAGTACACACACCCCCACCTTTTTTGGAGTGAAATAATATGGCAAGAAGTTATGACTATAATATGCGAATAAACGTGCTTGTAAATGACAAAGCACTTAACCAACTAGAAAAACGAATAGATAGGCTTCGAAACAAGCCATTAAAAATCAATCCAAAGTATGATAGTGGTAGTTCTCGACAATATTGGCGACAACAATCATCATATCTACGTAACTTTGGTAGAGAGCAATCTACTCTTGCTAAAAACATGACCAATTTTAGTCGTGATTATAGTCGTACTGCCAGTGAATTAAACCGTAGTGTTGCAAGTATGAGGAGTGTTAACAGCCTCGGTCGTAGAATGGGTGTAGCACGTGAAAAAGGTAGTCGGTTAATGGATATGGGAGGAGGTATGGCAACATACCTAGGACTATCAGGATTAAAGAAATACATATATGATACTCCAGTCCAAGCCGAAACAAACAAGTGGCTCATGAGTACAATGGGTGATAAAACTGCTTCTAGTCAAGAATTATATCAAAAACTTGATGTAACCACTGATAAGTTACCTATCAGTATGCAGAGTGTGGCTCAACCATTATATGCTTTCAAAGCTGCAAGTGGGGCAGAAGCCGAAACCATAAAAGACATCATACCACAGTTCGCTAACTTCGGGGCAGTTGTACAAAACATGACTGGATCTACCGAACTTGCAGAAACTGCGATGATGAAGTTAGGTTATGGGTTAAAAGGAAGATTCGCAGCACTCGACCAATATGGTATCACAGAAGATGCACTTAAACGTACTGGTAAGTGGAGTGGTGACCAAAAAGATGTAAAAGGATATATGGCTGCTGTTTCCCAAATCGTAGGTAATGCAGAGGACAGTATGACTACCTTTGCAGGTAAGGTTAAACAAGTAGAAAAAAGTTTATCACGTGCTGGTAAACAGTTATGGGAAAATGGTTTAGGTGATGCTCTTAAAGGAGTAGTTGGCTTACTTAATGGTTTCCTTAACGCAGGTAAAGGTATATTTGCAAAGGCAAGTTTAATAGGTACTGCCGCTATCACAGGAATACTCGGTATTACTGCTGCAAGTGGTTACTTATTACAAGCAATAGGTAGTATCGGTGAAAGTTTCGTAATTCTACGAGGTGCAATAGGTGATTTTGTTAACAGTCTTGCCGTTGGATTATCAAGAGGCAGAGCTGTTGGTAGAGTATCAGCACTTGAAGGTACACTTGCAAGACAACAAAATCCTGTATATGTGGGTGGATTACATGATTATTCACGCCGTAACATAGAAAACAGTGGATTCTCTGACCGACAAAAAAACAAGATTTACAAATCTAAAAGAAGGGACAGAGAATATGTTAAAAGATTTGGTTGGGGAGATGAAACTAACCGCCAAATCACTGCTGTTAAATCCGATAAAACCATGAGTGCAAGGGAACGAAGAAAAGCTATTAAACAAATAAAACGTTCTCGTTTAAATGAACTTAACAATATGGGTGGATTTGGTAGAATCCGTGAAGCAGGTTTCGGTAAAAGTCTACGTAGTATGGGTGGTGCATTTAAAAAAGGTTGGGGTGAAGGCTCTGGTCTAGGTAAGCTTACTGGTGGACTTAGTCAACTCGGAGGAGTATTCGGTACACTTGTAGGTGTAGTTAACCCATTAAATGTAGCTCTTGTAGCCCTAGTGGGTGTGTTCGGATTACTTGCAGGTGTATTCGCAACTGCATATATCAGTAGTGATGCATTCAGACAACATGTTGCTAGAGTCGGACAAAAACTTATGGATCTTGCTAATACATTTATGGGTTTCGTGGGAGATATTTTCCAAGCAACTGGTTTAAGTGGTACTGGTGGTATTGATGGTGTTATTGAAGTAGCAGAGAAGATACTTACTGCTATTGAACATGGTATTGATTGGCTTAAAGGTGTGATGGAGGGTTTTACAGGTCATGATTACACAGCCGAAAGTGGTTATAGTGAAGCAACTAAAACCAAAGATGACACTGAAAGACAAATCAAGGAATTGCAAAAACAAGGAAAACAAGTTCCTAAAGATTTATCTGACAGGCTTAAATGGAGTTATGACCGTATGGCATACTTCTCCGCACCTAATAAAGAATCCGCTGACCCAATGCAAGGGGGTTACTGGAAAGACAAAGGCGGAAAATATGACACTCTCGAGTCACAAAACCCTGGATTAAAAATTGATCCTTATTCTAATCCTAAAGATGTGCTAAACCAAATTAAAGAATATAATTTAGGTGATTTAGGTATTGATGGTGTCGGACAACCTAGGGATTATAATCCACAGGTTTATGCTAAACAACAACAACAACAACAAACAAAAAACTTCCTTCCAGATATATTATCAGCTATTGGAAATCCTGGAGGTTTTGCTCTAGGAAAAGCATTTGAACAGATTACTAAAAGTTTTACTGGCAATAAAGAAAAAACAAATAATCAACCATTAGAAGCACCAAAAACAGAAGATAGTAATAAAGTCTTTGAAGATTTAATTAATGGAGCAAGAGGTGCTGCTAACTGGTTTGAAAATATTTTTGGTGAAAAACAGCAAGGTAGTGGTGTGAAAAATCCCGCTCAAAATGTTAATAATAATGGTAATGGTACTACTGGTACTCCTGCTACTGGAGGTGGTACTGCTGGTACACCTATGGCTTTAACCAAAAGTTTAGATGGTAATGCTATTGTTGACACATTCAGAAACCAAGTTATCCCTGGTGTGACTGGTGTAATGGGTGATATTGGTACGGTATTCCAAAATAATGTTCCAATATTGTCTATGGCAGGTCAAATGTTAGGTTTAGGTGGTGCTAATGGTCTTAAAATTGGTATGAGTGGTATGGGTACTAATGCTAACTCTGAGGCTGCTAAAGTTCCTGGTGCTATAAATGGTCAGAGTGGTAATGTTTCTAGTACAAGTTCTGCTATGGGTAGAGGTGGAGCAACCAGTTTCAAGAACTCCTTTAATTTACATAGCTGGGCTGCTAAAGAAGTAGACTGGCTTGTACAAGCCATTAAAGGCAAAGCTGGTGAAGTTGCACAAGCAGCTGCCGAATTAGCAAAAGCAGCTTACAATGCTATAACCAATCAAAACCATAATGCATCACCTGGTTTGATTGCAAGATGGGGTGGTCAAGAAGTAAAATGGATGGCAGAGTCTATCCGTGGGAAAACACCACTTGTTATAAATGAGATGAAATCTCTTGCAGCATCATTACTCCCAACGATGACCCAACCTCGTTTTGATTATGATATTACTCGTTCTACTCAAAGAGCTTTAAGTCAAAACCCTGTTGATATTTACAACACTGCAACCAATACAAGAGATATACCAGGTACACCAAGCATAGGACAAAGTGATAGACAACCCCCAAACCAAGACAATAGCCAAGTAATCAACCTAACATTCAACATAGAAAAAGTAGATTCAAAAGACCGTGTAAACGAGATAAAAGATGTAATCTATGAAACATTATTCTTTAATAATGAAACTGCTGGAAGAAACGAACCTGCCCCACTAGTATAGAGGTGACACACACATGGCAGATGATAAGAAAAAAGAAAAAGACCCTCCAAAGGTGAGTAGTGGGTACACACCTGATGAGATTGATAAAATACTGCGTAATGCCGAGGCAGTTTTCACTGCTAAGACTAATGATGCATTACTCGGTACACCTAAGCATAAGAAAAGTTATTTTGATGTAAGTACCGATAAGAAGAACTGTGAAACTGGTAAGTATGATGATTATGTTTATTTTGAGGTGAATGGTCAACCATTGAGGGTTGCTCTTGAGTTTAGTGCCGAGCGTGATACTCAACTTGTTAAAACAAGGTTGCATAGTGGTTTTAGTAAAGATACTTCTAAGGCAGTTAATCATCTTTACTTTAAGGGTGATGCAGGTATTGAGTTCGAAATCACTGCCTTCATAGATATTAATGATAAATATGTCGGTGATAAAGTAGGTGACCTCATAGAATACAATAACCGTACTGTTTTTCCAGTTCTTGATGATTGGGTTCGTACAAATACGGTGTGCAAAGTAATTACATTCAGTCCACTCATCGAAAATGGTTACTATCGTATACAGAAACTTAAACCTACACAGATTGATGCAGATAACATTAAATGTGATATTACATTCATACAAGACACTTATAATTATGAAAGACCTCTTGCAACACGACAACCAGGAAGTACAACTAACGAGGTAATCCCTGGAACTGGTGTTGCTCGTATTGATGAAAACACACTAGGTGGAGGTAAACTCCCAAAATACACGGGACTTGCTAAACAATTATACGATTGTGGGGAACTTAGCAAGAAATGTACATGTGTAACAAGTAAAAAATCATCATGTGTCACTACATATAGGGGTTGCGTGTATGTACTGCAACAATGTTTACGGAAAGTAGGATTATACTTTGATGGGAAAGTAGATGGCTTATTTTGTTACATCACATATAATGCCGTGATACAATACCAACAAAGACACAAAGACAAACTCAATGTCACAGGTGTAGTGGATAACAAGACAAAGATCATGTTATGTGATGAGGTGCAAAATGGCAGATGAAGAAAAAAAGTCCACGGACAAATCTAAGAAGAAGGAAGAAAGTGAGCAAGAAAAACGTAACAAGCAGTTACGAGAAGCTTATGAGAAGTCCATGGAAAATTTTGAAAGGACTAGTAATACTATTCTTGACACGGTTCGTGATAGGGGTGTGAGTATTTATGCTCCTGACCCATTGGAGAATGCTAAGCAAATTCCCGAAGAAATTAGTGATATTCATATCTTGTATGCTCAACAATTACCTGAATATGTGAAAGAAGGTAAAGATGACTCTGAGGAGCAAGAGAAGAAAGCTAAGGAAGGTACTAAAACTGATGAAAAATCAGATGATAGTAAGACTGATAGTAAGACTGATAAAAATAGTTCATAATACGGTGAGGGGTGATGTTAAGTGACTGATTCTAGTTCTACTAATACAGATACAACAAATACCGATGCAACAGCCACTACCGACACTACCACTCAAACAAGAACTGCTACCAATAGTTTCAGATTCAGTGGTGAAAGTAGTGGATACCAAGCATATAAACCAAATGAATGGACTTCACCCAAGGAAATCTTGTTTTCTTCATTCACCATCACCGAAACAGACTTGAGAGTTAAAACAGCAGAGTTTTCATCACCACATTACATTGACATGACAAAAGGTCGTGTTTGTGTATGGATACAACGAAAATATGGTGATAACTTCGGTGGTATCGTTTTAAAGGCAGAGCGTGATTCAGAAAATGGTATGTATAAGTATGTGTGCCAAGATTGGAATCGATTGCTTACAAATCGTGTTTATGTGGTGCTTAATGGTGAATGGAATGTTTATAAAGTTATTATGAACTTGTTATCTAAGTGTGGTCTTAGTACCGATGGATTAGGTAAGATTGAATCATATGATGGTATGATAGATGAAGTACCACAGGATGATGACCCTACCGAAACAAATTCTAAAAGTACAACAACTACTACAACTACAACATCAACAGATACTTCAAGTAGCTCTGGAAAAGAAGGCGAAAGTACCAAAACCACCACTACTACTAGTAATGACACTGAAAAAGAAACCAAACTACAAAAAGGAAACTCTTTCAGACAAAAACCAACAGGTTTATATGATAAAATCACTGCAAGAGAACTGATACTTGCACTTGTAAT